TTTTTTTGCATAGTGAACCATTGCTGCAGAATCGTCGATTCCAATTGCTTTCACTCCTTTTTTATTTAATTCATCTACATGATGTCCTGTTCCCGAACCAATATCTAACAAATAACTATCTTTTGAAGTTGTTTGCATAATTGTATTGATATCCTTTTGAACTCTATAATAATCATAAGTGACTACATCATATAATTCTACATACTCTTTATCATATAAATCTGTATTGGTTTTGAAATCAAGTTGTTTAGATTGTTTATTCTGTTTTTTATAAAATGAAAATGAAATAACAAAAGCTACTATTATAAATGTAAGTAATAGATATACTAACATATTATTATTACTATATTTTTATGAATTAAGTATTACTTACCCTTTTTTTATACTTGTGCATTTTATGGAACTTATTTCCGACATAAGGACGGTAGATCAATTTCGTACCACTACTTTTTCCAAATATCAACGATCTGCAGTAAAAAAAGAAATGCTACAAAGTTTAATTCAATCTAAAATAGAACCTTCTATATATTGGTTAATTGAATTATTGTGCAGTGGGCATGTAACGGATATATGGGAAATTATATTATTCTTTTATGCAAAACATATACACGTTTCCAATCCTAAACTTCCCTTTTATATTGAATCTAGATTTACAGTTTTCAAACAATGTATCCAAGAATCCTCTGAATTGGACATTCGCAACAATGAAATTGTTCGTAAACTATTTTCAGAAATTGTTACCATTTTATGCCTATCTCATAAACATCACAGCTATGAAATTATAAAATTTAATAAAGCAGATTTTAATGTATTAACTACCGATCGATTAAAAGCACCATCCGTTGAATTTATTGGAACTATTTTTAAACCAGAAGATCCCAAAGCTCTTTTTGTACCTTTAAATGAATTTGCTTACCAATTACAATGTAAAAATACATTAGATGCATGTTATTGGATTGAATGGATTCTGGAATATACAAGCAAAAAGAAATGTACTGCATTTGTTCGTTCGTTATGCCCCAAACATTCTGCAGATTCTATTTGGATCGTTTGGGAATTATTACTTCATACTACAACCAAATTACACGACATGATTCAAAAAATTATGAAATCTGTTTTATCTCTATTTTGTATACGATATACTCCTGCATGTAATGAACGCCGGCGTTTCCTTTTATACTATGCAGTATCTCTTTGCTGTGAAACAATCCAATTAGATATTCCCATGGTGGAACAGAAACATTTAATTGATCCCATTTATGAAAAATGTAAAATTCTTTATAAAAATATTAAAAAGAATGAAATTTCAGCTTGATCCATACGCCTCTTGATTCACCTTTAAATAAGGTTTAATTGTATCCGGTTTTAACATACATATTTCAATCGTAAAATTATAATTAGAATTATTAAAATCAACTACTCTCCCGTCATGAAATCTCATTTTTATTTTGAATTTTTGAATACGTTCTAGCGGAGGATCATTCGTAAATACGTTAGATAAATAAGTATCGCGACTTGAAAACGACTCTACATGCCGAGCAAACAATGGTATTTTAGCGAATGCAGCATTATGTTTTCCTCCAAATTTTGCATTATTCGATGAACTGCTTTTCTCTGCATACGGAGCAATTTCATCCATACTGTTATAATACATCAACTCCATATACACGTGACTTTCTCCAAACAAATCAAGAATGTGTTCCGGTTCCAAATAATATACATTGGTTAACGGTGGCAAACTATTCCATGCCATGGATACCGATGGTGTTAATACAGCATTGTACACTTTTTTATTGAATCCTATATAACTACCTAATCCCCAATTTGTATAATTTTCATAATAATTTCCTACACACGTATCATACACTTCTTGTTTAGAAAAATCTATTCTAAAATTATCTTGAGAATTGATGAACATTAATTTCATATTTACGGTATTATATTTGAGAGCAAATTTGTTATAAGTAATACCTGTAAAATCAGATACGGCTTTATTTAATTTTTCATTAATTTCATACGCTAATTGTGTATAATCATATGATCCGGATACAATCGTTATACTAAGATTCGCTGAATTACTCAAATTTTGTGCTAGAAGCTGGCTTGTAGAATCACTTGGCCAATCAGGATAATTAGGTGGAGCACCAGCTACATATCTTGGAAGTACTTTGAACGATAATTTTACATTTTGATTCTTTTCTGAAAAAATATAATAAGACGATGGAATCTCAATATTGTTCAGACGAAGCGAAATCACGTTTTTATACTCTACAGGGGCAGTAACTTCAAAATGATTAGATTCTGGCCATTTTGTAATGTCACGATCTTCTGAATGAATCGATAAAACTTTCTTAAATATAACATAATTTGTATTCGATTGAATTGTATTCATGTATTCTCTAAGGATAATAATTACAATTCAATTAAACGTATACTGTTGCTATTGTCGCTATTGCAACTACCACAATATCTGATCGGCGTAGTATCCTGGCGTACCTTTTACACTCCGATCTTTTGCATGACGAATCTTGTACCGTTTTCTATGCTGGTTGGCGGATTGTTGCCCTTCGGTCTGCATAAATGTAGGGTAATCGCCATAGCCTAAAGCACCCACAGAGGCAATTCGTTTTCCTTTTTTGTAGATGTCTATTTTCTTATTTCGGCGGGTAGATGGTCTGATTTCTACTCCTAATTTTTTTGCTCTTTCATAACTATATTTTTTAATTGTATACATACTATATACCATTAAAATTAAACGATTGAATTGTGTAATGTATCTAATTCAAGACGTAACCGATTTATTTCAGAATCAACTTTATTAAATAAATCTTTGGGATAAGGTAATGATTTGGTTATAAAAAATATATTGAAATCTTGCGTTTTCTGCATCTCGTGTGACAATTTATAAACGGTAATGTGATCAAAATATTGCATGAGCAATTCTTTGAGAGGTTGAGGAGGATTTACTTTCATCATGTGTTGTTTAATAATTTGTTGGTTTTCAACGTGACCATTCAATACGAATTTTTCAATTTCAAAAACAAGATTACTTTTTAAATTGACAAATTCGCGGGATACGATGGTTTCATTTTTAAGATTGGTATAAATGGGAAAATAGAATTCTTTCAATTTGTACTCGATATCGGTAATGCTATTTTCTTTAAGAATTGTTTTATATTTGGAAAATTTGTCAACATATAATTTAAAAATAAACCCGGCCACTGCACATATTGGGGATACAATGATCATTACAATCCCGCCCATAGTATAGGTGTAGGTTTTTATTATATGAAATAAAACTGTATTATTTGGTATTCTTCTGCATCCTTTCAAAAACAATCTTATCTACAATTATCATTAAGTCAGTGGGTAATTTGAATGCTGTTGGGAATTTTAAATTGAAATCAGCTACAGCTTTTTTTCTAATATCTATATTACTATTTGTTAAATCATCATACATATCGGTTGCTCCACGTGTAAATAATGTCCCATTCATTAACTTTTTTTCATTTTCTGTTGCGGTTGCTTGATTGTATAGTTCGCCGCCTCTGTAATATCTATTACTATTTTTACGCGATTTTCTTAAGTTTCTGCGAAGTCTTCTACTTTTTCTAAATGCCATAATTAAATGTTAGAAAAAATATTATTCACAATAGGGTTGATTATTTTATCTCTGATGTGTTAAAAGTTTTCGGGAGGATGCCTCATCGTGGCCAATGCTTCATATATTCTATTATCATAATTGCGTAGTTCTCTCCAATCATTTACAGTTAGTAGTTTGCCCTTATAATTCTCATTAATTGCGTAAGCAATTGTATATGGAGTTGCGTATGGATTAGTATCTCGTTTCCAAATTATATAATTTGTTATCTCTCCCCCCCCCCCCTGTAATTTCTTCGTGATTTTCTACGAAGGTTTCTACGAAGTCTTCTACTTTTTCTAAATGCCATAATTAAATGTTAGAAAAAAATATTATTCACAATAGGGTTGTCCTATTGTGGATAATATTATTGAAAGAATTCAATAATACATAATTTAAAAATAAACCCGGCCAATCCACATATTGGGATACAATGATCATTACAATCCAGCCTATATAGTATAATGTATATTTATTTAAAAGCACAATTTACATTGAACTAGTTACTATTTCTTGAGCTTCACCATATTTATAACCTTGTGTTATTAAAAATTTAACCAATTTAGTATTAACAGATACTATCTTATCAATATCATTAGTTAAGACCGCATCTTTAAGTTCTTTTATTTGCTCATCACTAAGTGGTGCCCCCCCCCTGTAATTTCTTCGCGATTTTCTACGAAGGTTTCTACGAAGCTTTCTGCTTTTTCTAAATGCCATTAGTTAAAGAAAAAAACATTTATCTGATGGAATTGTATACACTCCATAATTGTATGCATATTTTCTACACTTTGTTGTTTTATAATGATTTGTATACGTCGGTGTATGCGACACTTGATGTATACGCACGATTTTAAACGTTTTGTGAATTCCATGGAGTACAGTTGAAATTGCCTTATGCACCATTTCCATATCTGATTTATCTACCAATATCGTTCCTATCCAATCCACGATTGAAAAATCTTCCTCCAATTCATACATGTTTTTAAAAAATAAAATGGCTACCAAATAAGGATTATAAATGGAATAAATCGATACATTTTTGGTTTCTATTAGTGCAGACAACGTATACGGCGATGGCGTCATTTGGACTTGAAACGGTTTTTGAAAATATTCATATACATCATTGAGTGCAGACGGCGATGCCTTGACAAACCTTGTTTTCAATGGAAATTTAAATTTTTGAAACGATCGCGTATACACCCATTGAATATCGTACGTTGTTATTGGAACAATTCCTCTAAGATTTGTCAAAGATGTAAAAATAGAAACTGGCGAAATTTTGTGTTTCTTATATTCATGTGATTGTATCAAACATTTCAAAATATAAGATGATTCGGCATACAAAAAATCCGTTGAATATGCATCTATTTTCACGCCATCTAGTGTAAAATCTACTGGCCTGCTAGTAATGTAACCACGAATACAATTGTTTTCTTTATAAATCGATACATATCCTTTTTTCAAATAACCCATAAAATGAGATTTTTTGTAATAATAGGGTTGTTTTTCTTTCACATATTCGTATAAATCGTTTTCTTCTTCTTTGGTTAATTTGGTAACGTCATGAAAAGAAACTTGCGGAACTACAAATTTATTGAGTAATGGTTGTTCTAATAAAATTCCTTTTTGGTATAGATTCCAGGTGTGTCGAATTGGTTGCCGGTTCCAAAATCCGAGTCGAAACCATAACCATACAATAAATAATATAGGAATTATCCATATCATTAAGGAATGTTTCTATATTATTTTTAAATTTAAATATTGTATTATAGTATGAATATTGAGGCCGTTATCGAAGAAATATATCTAATAATAGGTACAACAGCTAGTAACCGAAAAGACCATGAAAACCAAATATATGCTATTAAATACCAAATTGAAAGATATTGTGATTCGCGATCAACTGGTACAACTATAGGGGATGATATTGACGAAGTTGCTGCAGAAATATATACAATAATAAAGCCCAAAGTAAGAACTGATGAGAGAACACAATATCTTAAACAAATACAAGATATTAAAACTATAATTGGAAACTTTTGTAGTAGCCGATCGGGACCAACTGGTAGAATTATCGGGAATACTCAAGTATTTACTGAACGAGGCATGTATAGCCCTGCTGCTGCTTCTATGGGAGTTGGTCCAAGACGCGACAATCAATTACAAAGTTTCAGGTACGGAGGTCGTACTAGAAAAAGAAAAAGATCAAGACGATATAAAAGACGAAGATAAATGTTTAATGTCTAAATAGATTATCCACAATTGTTTTCAAAAATGCATCCTTATCCACTGCAACATCATAATGTATACTTATACTTGGATTTGGATTTACTTCAATTACCGATCCCAATATTGTATACGGAACCGATAAATCTCCCAAATAATCAATTCCTGAAATTGTATAGTTTAACAATTCATTGATTCGTGTAAACAATACCATATTCATTGGATCTATCGTAGTTATATCTACATATTTAATCGTAGAACCATTATTCATATTAGCTACATTGGTTAATATCAGTTTTTTACCACTTGGTAACACATCTTCTTTATCATATCCTTGCTGTTTGATATAATTATAATCAACCGTATGTATTTTGTGCTCTTTCACTATTTTTGACGAATTATATATTTCAATTTGATCACTTATACTATGTACACCATCTCCTGTAATAGTGGCTGTTAATTTTTCACTTGCTCCAATCACTTCTCCATTTAATACCGTAATTCTATACTCTTTACAACCCTGCACTTGTTCTTCTATTAATATATTTTTTGTAGTTGGAATGATTTTTTTAACCTCTTTAACAATATCTTTATCATGTACTATATCTGTAGTTACACCAATACCGCATTCACCAATGTCAGGTTTAATAACTAATGGTCTAGACAACATAATCATATTATTTAAATTATCCGTATCGGATATTTCAGTTTTCCACATGTAATAATTTGATGTTGGAATACCATTTTCTACAAATATTTTCTTTACGATTGATTTTTCATTAATATACGTTTTATTTAAATTTTTATAACATACTGTTTTATTTTTATACGTGAACGTCATATTTGGTTTATCATGTATAATATTATTTTGCTCAAAAAAAGGATTAAACCTTTTCTTTCTTAAATTAAACCCTTCGCGATTGTTAAAGTAGAAGATAAATAAACAAATACACAATATAAATAAATAAATTAAATATTTTATCATTATAATAGGTAATATTTTATTGATTTTGAAATAGATTGTCAACAATCGACATTAAAAATGATTTTTTATCTTTTACTGTATCTGAATGTATTTCTATACCTGGTGCCGGATTTACTTCTATTACTGATCCCATCAAGGTATAAGGTACTTCTAGATCACCCAAATAATCAATTCCCGTAATTGTATAATGTAACACTTCATTGATCTGTTTAAATAATAATTTATTCATTGGATGGATTTTATTTAAATCTACTTCCTTTACACTAGATCCATTTGACATATTGGCTACATTTGTTAAAATCACTTTTACTCCATTTGGTAATATATCGTCTTTTTCATATCCTTGTTGTTTTATGTATGCATAATCTACAGTATGTATTTTATATTCTCGACCTGTATTAAATTTCTCAATTAATTGCCAAATGGTATGACTACCATCACCTACAACGGTTGCTGTTGTTTTTTCAGTTGCACCAATCACTTCGCCATTTAATACCGTAACTCTATATTCTTTACAATTTTCTACCTGTTCTTCAATAATTACATCCTTGTTTTTTTTAAGAAGTGCATGTACCTTTTGTAAAATATCATTATCATGTACTATATTTGTAGATACTCCATATCCTTGTTGTCCTAAATCAGGTTTTATAACTAAAGGACGTTTCAATAAAAATAAATTGTTTAAATTATCAGAATCTGACATTTCAGGTTTCCACATGTAATAATTTGACGTTGGAATGCCATTTTCTAATAATATTTTCTTGACGATCGATTTTTCATTAATGTATGTTTTATTTAAATTTGTATACGGCAATTCTTTCCCTTTATAAAAAACAATTTTTTTCTCTTTATCATTTACTATGCCATTTTCTTTAAAAATTTCATCAAAATCATTCTTTCTTAAATTAAAACCTTCTTTATTATACAAAAAAAAGATTAGAAAACTAATTAATATAATCAAATAAAATAGTATCATTTTACATTATGATACTATTTAAAATTGGTGCATGATGTGGGATTTGAACCCACGAAGACCGAAGCCACGGGATCTTAAGCCCCGCCCCTTTGACCGCTCGGGAAACCATGCATTTTTGATGGATACTAGATAACGCCCTCGGACAGTTTTGATCTGTCTACCTTGTGATTAACAGTCACACGCTCTTCCGATTGAGCTACAAGGGCATTATACATTATATAGTGTAAGTTCTTTAAGTAATTTATTAAATAATATTTACTTGATTTTTCCACAAATAAACTATCCTTGAGGTATTATTAGATTTATTTCCTTGATTTTTTATTGAAAAATAAGAATATACTTGTAAAAAATTGATTTATATTTTATGGGTTTTATTTTTCATCCCATGAGTTGTCCTGCACTAGATTTCAAAGGTAATCCTTGCCGATTTAAAGGCCCATTTTGTAAATTTCATGAATACATGAAAGACTATACACCAGAAATGATCACCAATTCAACTTTTTGTAGCGGTTGTAAAAAGATGAAATATTTAACACAAAAAACATGTGAAGATTGTAGAAGCCGTATTAAACCCGTCAAACAAGTTGTATTATGTGCTAAACAAGGATGTAAATTTAAACAAAGCGAGAATAAATATTGCGGAAAACATCAACTTCAACTTTTTATAGATGAAACAACCGAACTTGGAATGAAATGTTGTGTAAATGCAATTCGTGGTTGTCGTTCAAAACTTTCATTAACTTCTACTTCTAGATGTCCGGATTGTTTGAAAGTAGACAGGGCAAAAGATCATGAAAAACGTGGTACCGAAATTGTTCAAACTGAAACTGAAAAACAATGTTCTGTATGTTCTAAACTACAACCATTAGATATGTTTAACGGTAAACACGGCGAAACGAGGACGTGTAAAGTTTGCCGAATTTCAAATCAAAGAGCAGACGCAAAACGCGATAAAGATCATGTTCATGAATTGGCGAACCAAAATGCACAAAAGCCAGAACGAAAAGCTGTTAAACTTGCTTGGAAAGAAGCAAATTATGAAAAGGTTGCTGGATATTGGATGGATGCTAGAACACGATTAATCGAATCTAATTTGGAAGAATATCTGAAACGAAATTCAGTCCAAGCAAAAAAATGGCGAGATGAAAATCCAGAAAAAGTAAAAGTAATTAATCAAGAAAAAATAAATAGTGCAGATAAACAATTTGGTGTTTATAAAACGTGTGCACAATCTAAACAACTGGATTTTACTATAACCAAAGGTGATTTTATGGATATGGTTATACTACCTTGTCATTATTGTGGAATTGTACAACCAAAAGGATTTAATGGATTAGATCGGTTAGATTCATCTGAAGGATATATAGTTAATAATATTGTATCCTGTTGTGAGATGTGTAATATGATGAAAACATGTTTAAGCCCTACTGTATTTGTAAATCGTGCAACACACATTTCGGTATATAATAAAAGAATAGAAGGGCAACTTTATCCCGAATATTTTAATGATATCATATCTGTACAATATAATAAATATAAATTACGTGCTATAGATTGTAACATTGAAATTACAATAACAAAAGAATATTTTAATACAAAAATAAAAGAACAATGTTATTTGTGTGGAAAATTACCAAGCAAAACTCATATGAATGGATTAGATCGTGTAGATAGTTTACTTGGTTATGTAGAATCAAATTTACAAACGTGTTGTGGTAATTGTAATTATATGAAAAATAATTATGCACTCGATTCATTTTTAAATAAATGTGAATTAATAAGCAAATATTATTCTTCACAACATAGAGTTATTGAACCCGTACAAGAAATGAGACAAATTGTAAAAGGAAATAAATTAAGTCCAGAAGAACAAAAAGAAAAACGAAGAATTCAGAAACAAGCACAAAGAGAAGCTCTTCGCAAAAAATATGGAGATGAAGAATATAAAAAATTACATGCTAAGCAAATTGCAGAACAACGTAAAAAGAAAAATACCGAAAACTAAATAAATTATTTTACACGTATTGTATTTTTTTTAAATAAACTATTTGTGTAAAACAACATAAATAGTTTTCCAATAATATTTGTATGTCTCTGTATGTCTTCCAATAATAGTGTATGTCGCCGTATGTCTCCATCCATACCATACATTTTGGCTAATTTGAATATGCAAGTCCCCCCATTCCACTCATAATTCTTAGGACATTGTAATTGGTGGCATACACACGAACCTTGGCAGTGGATGTACCCTGAACAGTTGCGTTGGAGAGAACGAGCTGTAAGGTGGCATTGTCAATGCGCGAGAAGTTGCATGTGCCCGATGGCTGATGCTCCTCAGGCCGGAGAGCGAACGAGTAGACGTTGATGCCAGCGTCGGGTGTGCGTGTGTGGGCAAAGAAAGGCTGGACAAGGTCAAAGTAGCTGCCCTCGCGCTCAGAGAACCGATCCTGGCCATTGAGCTGAAGCTTGGCAGTAACTACAGGGTTCTCACCCCAGCAGTGGAGCTTGAGAGCAGTCTGCGAGAGAACGAATGTGCCAGCATCCGAAACATACGATTGGTCAGTGCTGCTTGCCGAAGGAGGAGCAGCCATGTTGGCGCCGAAGTAGCCGGTATCGCCGTTGGCATTGACATTCCACATCTGGTTGTAGGTGATGCCCGATCCATCCATTGCGCCTGCTAGCTGGAAGAGACCATTGGCATCAATGAACGACGAATTAACACCATTGGCACCACCAGCAGCAACCGAACTAGGTCCGCCGAAAGCATGGATAGCATTAGGAAGAGCATCAATGGCATCAGTGTAGTTGAATGGCTGAGCACCAAGAGCACGATTAAGTGTCTGTGTGCTGGTGAACGAGCCACAGTAGTCAACGTTGGAATCAGGCTGTACAACCCAGATGAGCTCCTTGACAGGGTGGTTGAAATTGAGCTTGATCTTGTTGGAGGACGAACCAACCGACTCATCGCCAGTGAACTGGAGCTGCTCAATGAGGTACTCATGCGGGTTCTGTGCCATGCGCCGGCGCTCATCTGTATCAAGGAAGATGTAGTTGACATAGAGCGAGGCAGCAACAAGCGACTGGTTGTAGGCAGCAGTTACCTTTACAGAGGTGTCCGAACCATCCGATAAGCTGCTAACTGCCCATAGAACCTCATCAATTGGCCGAAGATCAATATTAATACGAACCTCGTGGTACTGGAGAGCAATGAGAGGAAGAGCAAGACCGGGATTCTTGCAGAACCAGAACTGGAGAGGAATGTAGAGGGTTGTCTCAGGGAGAGCATTGCGAGGAGCGCAGATCTGCTTGGGGGCAACTGCCTCGCAAGGGCCATCAACATCCGAGAAGGAAGGATCGGTTATGTAGGTTAGCTGGGTGGTGTTGCCAACCATCTTGAAGTAGCCATCCTCTTGGCCAGCAGGCATGGTAAGCTGGTTCCAGATGTGCATCCAGTCGCCGTAGTGGCGGTCAATGCGCTGGCCACCAATCTCAACCTCAACCTGGGAGATGAGCTGCTCACCAGGGAAATCGAGCCACCGAGCATAAACAGGCGACTTGCCACCGGAAACTACATTGCCGAGATCCTGGCTGATCTGAGGAAGAGTTACTTGGAGAATGGTGCTGTGGGCAAGATCACCATTACGAGAGATGGTACATGTTACACGTCTGCCGAAGTCGGCTTGACCGTTGAATGTTTGCTCAATTGCTTCCATGGCAAAGTTTGTGTACCTGCGGTAGGTAACTTTCCAGAAAGTAATCTGAGGATTACCAGTAAGATACACGTCTTGTGCGCCATAAGCTACTAATTGCATTAAACCGCCTCCCATCTTATAATATTGCTAAAGAAAATAATTTTGGAAATAAACAAATAATTAACTATATTTTTTAAGAAATTTTTCCAAATAAGAATGTAAAAAATATTTCTGTAATTGATTATGCCGTCGTTTAAAAATATAAGTGTTATTTTCTTTGCGAACAGTCCAGCCATCTTCAATTGCCTTAATTATAAACTTATGTTTATTCATTTACATAATATTGTATTTTTAATTTAAATGTTCTACCCAATAGTTTAACAATGTACAAAACAAAAACCAAGGATATTCCATTGATGTTAGATAAAAAGCATTCCGACATTATTGAACAATTTACAATAGATACTAAAATAACTATTCCTAAATTACAACATGAAATTTCATTGTTAAAACAATTTAAAACAAAAGAAGCAATCGACCAAACAACATTGCTAAATCAGCAAATCTCTAAATTACAACAAAAACATATTGACTATTATTTAGATAACAGCAAGTATATTTTTGGATATTTTGAAGAAAAAAAGAAAATATCAGAATGTAAAACTCCAGTAAAAACACTGAATCAATTTTTCAATATTGAAAAACCAACAGAAGAATATAAATGTAACAATTATACGATACAATATTTAAAAAATATTCAGGAACCAACTCCTTCTCAAAACAATTTTGTGAATGTTTTTTTGTGTAAAGAATGTTCTGTCGGAGAAATGATCCAATTAGATTATGAAGGTGTATTGATTTGTAATAATCCAACATGTGCAAACCAAATTGTTTATTTGGTAGAACATGAAAAAACATCGTATAAAGAACCACCCAAAGAAGTATGTTTTTATGCATACAAAAGAATTAATCATTTTAGAGAAATATTGGCACAATTTCAAGCAAAAGAAAGTACACAAATTCCAGATGAAATTATTAAAAATATCAAAAAACAAATAAAGAAAGAAAGAATTAACATGGCTACAATAACAAATAAAAAGGCGAAAGAAATATTAAAAAAGTTTGGATACAATAAATATTATGAACATATCCCATTTATTAAAGATAAATTAGGTATTAAACCGCCAATTATGACACCTGATCTAGAAGATAAATTATGTAGTCTGTTTATGGAAATTCAGCGACCTTATGCAAAATATTGTCCAGATGACCGTGTAAATTTTTTAAATTATTATTATACAATTTACAAGTTATGTGAATTATTAGATGAAACCGAATTTTTACCCTATTTTCCGATGTTAAAAGATAGAGAAAAACAGATTGAACAAGATGAAATATGGAAAAAAATATGTAAAGAATTAAATTGGGAATTTGTCCCTACCATATAAAATTATTTTTATCTGAATTAGATAAGAATAATATACATTAATTGTAATGGGAACTGAAATTGAAAAAATGAGAAAAGATGTAGAACGAAACATAAATCAAACAATCAATTTAGAAGAAAATACATATATGACACAATTATTGAATCAAGATAGTATATACTATTCGAAATTAAATGATTTAATTAATTTTTATCCACTTTATAAACTAAATAATACTCCAAGTAATCAGACTAAATATGGTTCTCAATTGTCTATTGTAAATGGTGTAACACAAACAATTAAAACAATCATTTCTTCTATACAAACTAAGATAGAAACATCAACTCAATCGTTACAAGCAACTGATCGCGAAATAAAAAATTTAAACGAAACATATAATAATTTAAATAGATATGATGGAGATTATAAACAATTAGATTTAACTTCGAAACGTTTGTTAAAAGATTATGTTAATATATATTCAACTCAGCGTATTATGGTTTGGATAAAAGGTATTATTCTATTATTTCTAGTTTATAAATTAGTATCTGCTGCAGTTAAATATGAACAAATATGGCTTTATGTAATGTTATGGTTTGTAGGTATGATTATTTTATATGTATTGAATTATGTTTATTATGTATGGAATAGTTCGGTTACATTGCCTGAAGGTGCAACAATAAATTCAGTAGATCCGAATGCAGTTCCATTAACTTGTCAAAATACTGAATTTGGATGTTGTCCAGATGGTGTAACTGTAAGTAATAAAACTAAGACAAATTGTGGATGTGCAAAATCGGCATTTGGATGTTGCCCAGATGGTTCGAATAAAAATTCGGATGGTACATGTACACCTTATAATCCAAATCCATTACCATGTAATCAAACCGAATATGGATGTTGTCCAGACAATACAACAATTAGTGATGCAACTGGCAGTAATTGTAGAAATAGACCAATAAATGAACCTCCATTATGTTCTAGAACACAATATGGTTGCTGTCCTGATGGAGGCACGATAAGTAATGTGGATCGTTCAAATTGTCCTGGAAGTTGTTCATTTAGTGAATTTGGTTGTTGTCCAAATGGAGTTACTATTAGCAATAGAGATAGATCAAATTGTATTGTACCAATGTGTACATCTACAAAATATGGTTGTTGTCCAAATGGTAATCCTAGAAATAAAACGGGTACGAATTGTTAAGTATTTTTTTATACACTTTGTATATGATTAATAAATTATGTATGCCTGCATTAATTTATTTAGTATTTATGATGACACATATAACAATAGACTTGTACTATGCTCTCTACAATATGGTTATTGTAAAAATATGTATAGGAACAATAGGAACATTATTACTCAACATATTGTGTCAAAATAATATGTCTGTTGTATCGTGGTTAATTGTATCTATTCCATTTATTATGATGACGGTAATTGCTACGTTTATATTAGTTGTATTAGGATTAGATCCAGCAACAGGAAAAAATATAAAAATATCAAATAAATCTCCAAATACAATTCCATCTATTTATGCAACTCCTATATCTGTATCAACCCATTTAAGTCAAACTTCGAATCAAGCGAAGGCAGATGAAAAAATGGTAAATTATTATGGCGTATTAGCAAATAATGTTAACCCCCAACAATCTAATTATACATAAACAAATATAAATATACATCACGAAGTGTACTATATGCATAATATTTTGATTACAGGCGGATGTGGATTTATTGGATCTAATTTTATAAATCATTATTTTCATTCAACATGTAACATTATCAATCTAGATGCAATGTATTATTGTTCAAATGAAAATAATATAGATATTCAAATTCGAAATTCAGACAGATACACATTAATTAAAGGCAATATTGCATCCGTTGATCTTGTTAAACACATTTTGAATTTTTTTAGTATAGATACTGTAGTTCATTTTGCAGCACAATCTCATGTTGAAAATTCATTTTCAGATGCATTACAATATACAAATGATAATATTGTAGGAACACATACCTTATTAGAGTGTTGTAGACTATATGGTAAAATAAAAAAGTTTATTCATATTTCAACGGATGAAGTGTATGGTGAATCTATGTTGGAAGAAAATGAAAATAAAAAGAATGAAAATTCAATTCTGTGTCCTACGAATCCATATGCAGCAACAAAGGCAGCTGCAGAATTAATTGTAAAATCGTATTATCATTCTTTTAATATGCCGATTATCATTACTCGCGGAAATAATGTATATGGTCCAAATCAATATCCTGAAAAATTAATTCCATTATTTATAAAACTATTAAAAGAAAATAAACCTGTTACCATTCAAGGAGACGGAACAAATGTAAGATCCTTTTTACATGTTGAGGATGTTTGTAGTGCATTATCTATTATTTTAGATAAAGGACAAATTGGTGAAATTTATAATATTGGTGCAGATGATTCTGAATATTCTATCTATACAATAGCATGTCAGTTGATTCAAATTATTCAAAAAACGGATAATTATGATCATTGGATAAAGTACATTAAGGATCGTCCTTTTAATGATAAACGATACTATATTAGTAATGATAAATTAAAAAAATTAGGATGGAATATTAAAATAGATTTTGATCAAGGATTACAAAAATTATGTCAATCTGAATAGTAATATTTTTTGGTCCATTCATAAACATAGTGTGCACAACCTCCACCACTAAACATGGTTTGTTTTTGCATGGCATCTTCAAATATTTCTTTATCTACCGAGTAAAATTCAACAGGTTTATTATAAATAGCGTGTAATAATTGTAAAAATGTATAATATTCTTCCCAGTTTGAATCACTATCTTTCTTGGGTCCATTCCAATCCGATATCAATATTTTACAAGATTGAATATCGACTAAGAAAGCATGCCGATATGGCGGAACGGCTAAACTTACAATTTGCGGACCTCTTTGAAGAGTAGAAGCAAATTCAAATAATAAATTAGGTTTGGATACTTGTATGGATGATTTGTAGGTAGAAGGTAATTTTCCAAATGTTAAGGTTGGAATGGTTTTGATTGACTGCATCGTATTTGTTTATTTTGAAATGAAAAATAAACAAAATCAAATTCAATTTTATGTGAAATATAACATCAAGTTGAAAAAAATGTAAAAAACTTACAATTTGAGAAAATTATGCACTACACGTTTCACACGGTACAATAGTAAATTGTTGTACTTGATGTTTTGGTTTTCGGCGCAAATAATAAATACCTGTTTTCAATCCTTGTTCCCATGCATAAAAGTGCATAGAAGTTAAAATAGATGTAGTTGGGTCTGCAATCCATAAATTCAAACTTTGTGATTGGCAAATATAAGGTCCACGATCACGCGACATATTAATCAAATGTTTCATTGGAATTTCCCATACAATTTTATACTTTCGTTTTATCGTATCGGGTAAATCTAATGCCTGTATACTTCCTTTTTGTTCAATAATTTGATTTTTTAACGTTTCATTCCATAATCCAAGATCAATCAATTCTTTTACCAAATATTGATTGACTACAATAAATTCACCTGCTAATGTTCGTCGCACATATAAATTGCTTGTAAATGGTTCAAAACATTCATTGTTACCAAGAATCTGAGAAGTAGATGCAGTAGGCATCAACGCAATCAATAGAGAATTTTGTACGCCATATTGTATAATTTGGGTACGAAGTTTATCCCAATCATATTTAGCCGATGGTACTACATTCCATAAATCAAATTGAAAATGACCTACGGATAATGGTGATCCATCAAATGTTGCATAGGGTCCCAACTCTTTTGCCAATTCCATACTTTGTTCTAGTGCAGCATGATACATAGTTTCAAATATTTGTTTATTTAATTCAATCGCTTCTTCGCTATGAAATGGTATATCCATTAGCGCGAATGCATCGGCTAATCCTTGTACACCAATGCCAATAGGTCGATGTGTTTTATTGGCCAATGCTTTATCCGTTGGATAATTATTAACATCGATTAATTTGTTCAAATTTACAGTAACTACTTTGGTAACATAATGTAATTCACTAAAATCAAACATTTTATCTTTTACGAAACTGGTTAGAGAAATACTTGCCAAATTACATACTGCAGTTTCATTTTTATCACTATATTGAATAATTTCAGTACACAAATTAGACGATTTAATAGTTCCAATATTTTGTTGATTGGATTTCAAATTACAGGCATCTTTATATAAAATAGAAGGATTTCCAGTTTCCATTTGTGCAGCAAGTATTTTGAACCAAAGATCGCGTGCAGGCATCTTTTTAATTTGGCTACCCAACATTTCATAATTTAAATATAAATGTTTATATTCTTCGCCATATACATCGTTCAAACCTGGACAACGATGTGGGCAAAACATGGACCACTCTTCATTGTTTTTTACACGTTCCATGAATAAATCTGGAATCCAGATACCGTAAAATAAATCGCGTGCTCTAAGATTTTCATCACCAGTATTCTTTTTCAAATCAAGCCAATCTTCAATATCTGCATGATCGGGTGACAAATAAATAGAAAAGGATCCTTTACGTTTTCCGCCACCTTGATCTACATATCGGGCAGTTTCATTAAATGTACGCAACATAGGTATAATTCCGTTACTTACACCATTTGTACCCGCAATAGGCGATCCTTTTGCTCTAACATTGTGAATATGGAGACCAATACCGCCAGCTCGTTTAGAAATCTGTGCACACTGTTTTAATGTATCATAAATACCATCAATTGAATCATCTTGCATGGCTACAAGAAAACAAGATGAAAGTTGTTCGCAATTGGTTCCAGCATTGTATAGTGTTGGTGTTGCATGAGTAAATTTCTTAAGAGACATTAAATCATAGGTTTCTTTCACTTTTTCAAAATTATCTTTATGAATAGAAATGGCAACCCGAAGCCACATGTGTTGAGGTCGTTCTACAATTTGTCCATTTGCTTTCATCAAATACGCTCGTTCTAATGTTTTGAATCCAAAATAATCGATTAAATAATCACGAGAATAATCCAACATTTTTTCATAAGTTGGCCAATTTTTTTCTAGTAATTGATAATAATCTTGACTAATTACTTTAGATTTAATTAATTCATCAGCAATATCGATTAACACACTAGATGTATTTTTGTGATTGTTGGAAACAATAATTCTTCCTGCTAAAGTTCCGAAATCAGGATGGCTAGATGATTTGTATGCACATTCACTTGCAGTAAGTTCATCAATTTTAGTAGTAGTAATTTTATCGTGCATTTTATCCATAATATTGATAACTAACTGTGTGTAATTCAAATGAAGAGCTGGTTCCATTATGCCAAGAGTTTTAATACGGTGCATTATTTTATCAAAAAGCATAGGTTGAATTGAACCGTCGCGTTTGATGACACACATTTCATCCATTTATATATCTATCATTAATATTTTAAGTAAATTAATAGATTCATTTTATGTGAATTCGTATAATAAATTGAAATGTTTTTATTAGCAAACGAATGTAAAAAATGGATAGAATCGAAGAAATACGTGAGGCAATTTGGCAGAAGAATAAACCGGAAGAAATGGCACTAATAAAAGAAATCGAACAAGCGCAACGGATCTTAACACAACTACAACAAAAATACCGGGATTTTGAAACACGAGTCACTAAAGAAGTGGATACTACATTGTCTCTCGTATCTACAGGAGTTGATGCTCCGTCTACAGTGGATCTGCCCTGTATACAAATTAAGGTAAAATCAAAATGTTCTGTATGTAAAGTTGCTGGGCATACTAAGAAAACATGCACGAGTCCGACAATTTAATTTCAAAAAAAAATTGAAACGATTTTTATAAAATAGAGATTGTATTCTGACATCTACAATGGACTTCAACACCGAATCTACTTACTGGTCAACTCTTTACAACATTTCCGAGATGGATAACGATACGCGCCTTACCAAAATCTACAAGATATACTCGGAAATTCAAGACGATAAACTCCCCTGCGAACCCATCGAGTGCGATCCAGTTCTTCCAACGGAACCGACTGCTCGGCGCAGAAAGTTGGCAAAGGAAGCTCGTAAAAGCCGCGCTAAACCAGCAGGACAAGACAAGCGATGGAGCCCTCAGGAAAAGACGAAGATTACTAAAGGCAGTCCTGCAGATCAAAAAGCAAAGAAAATAGCGATGGACATTAAGCGGCAGCGCAAGTGGATTGAGCCATTCTTGGCCGAGCCGATTTGCCACGACTTGGTGATTCACAACAATAAAAAGGTACGCGTTCGCTCCCCAATCTACGACAAGCCGTGTGGCGGAGTAGTTGCCAACTACTGTAATAGCAAGTGGCCAACTTGCCCTAACCAAGGTATGACCACAATCTACATTGCTCCCCGCTGGCCTAATTAAATCAATAAAACCGGATTCAGGCGTGAATCCTTTTTTTGTTAGTATATAATATGTATCCTTCAAATGAATCTCTTCTAAGAGGTCGTGTATATAGTTCGGATAGGTATATTCATTCTGATATTGATTCTGTTAGTGATTCTGATAGTAATTCTGATAGTGATTCTGATAGTGAATATGAAGAGGATGAAGACTATTATACACCTGTAAACTATGTTGAAAAATACAACATGATGGACAAACAAGTTCAACCAGAGATTTTGGAAGCATTTCTAGTAAACAGACAAATACAAAAAGAAATACAAGAATATACAAAGAAACCCGATATGCGATTAGAACGAGACGAAGAATTTACTTCGTTAATTGTTTCTCATAATACTCGAATTCAATGTTTATTAAATATATTTAATCCAACTAGAAAAAAAACACGTTTTATGAATTGTGCAATTTTAAAATTAGAAATAACAAGTGAATGTTGTAGATTATCCTTAGTATATTCAGGAGAACTCGAAGAAAAAGAAAAACAAAAAATAAGTGTTGCAAGACCATATTATGTAAACTATCCTACAGAAAATCCAGGGTTAATTGAATATAAAGTACCTATTTTAGAAGATATTTATGAAGTACTTTCTATATTCAAATTACCAACATATTTATTTGATGAACTTAATGATATTAAATATACATTTTTTATTATACGTCATGGTCAATCCCAACATAATATTACACGAAAAATTGTGGGGTTTAAAGTATCTAACACATTTGGATTAGCACTAGATACGAATATTACTGCAGCTGGAAATCAACAAGCAATAACAGCCGGTGAAGAATTAAAAAAATATTTAGATAACACCTTTCCTACAACAATACTGTTTAAAAAATTATCAAAAATGCATCAATTTCGCCAAGATAAAATTAAAGAAGATATGTTAAAATTAATAAAAATATATGAACCAGCTATTTTTTATTTATCAAGTAATCCAACCCAAGAACCAACATATCACCAAGATTTAAATACTGAAACATTAGTTGATTTATCCAGATATGAATTACCTATAAATATTGACTATTCATTAAAATATGTAATATCACATTTTCATTATATATCTTTATTTATTCATCGTATACGTGAAAAAGTGTATGGAAATAAATATCCATCGCTATTTCAACAATATTTACTACAATCAAAACTAATAACTCCACGCAAAAATCCATTTGACACATGCTTTGTTTCCGATTTAAGACGTACAAATCAAACATTACAATCTATATTCAAAGGAATGGACGTAGAAAAAATGAAACCTGTTATATTGCCATGTGCAAGCGAATTAGCTAAAGAAGGTACATATGGTAATTGTGATGCAGCTACATCTAAAGCACCGTTTTATACAAAATTGGCACGTGAAAATAAAACATCTATTTTATTGACAAATGGAAAAGCACACAAAAATGAGGATAGAAATTTTGATTTATATATACCATTTTATAATGGTAGTGCACGAGGTACGTTAGGCAAAAAAGTATTACATTGTAGAAATACAACGATGATTTCGTTAGCAATCTATTATTTAAACAGAGAATATGAAATTACACACAGAAGTAGTATGGCTAATAAGGAAGAGTTAACACGATATATACATGATATTTTAGTCAATGATGAATTAGAAAAAAGAGACGATGACCCAACTAAACAATACCGTAAAACTAACAGAAAAAAATTTGGTGGAAAAACTAGAAAAAGAAGACACAAAACACGTAAAAATAAATAAAATTGAATTTGATGAGATTATATAGTTAATGATATAATCTAATCATGTCTTATCCTTGTGCATTCATACCAATTGAAGTACCTATCGATCAGAACAAGATTGCTTCGATTCGGAATGCAATTTATACTGTAAATATTCGATCACCACCTCGTCCTCCACGTCAAATTCAACATTTTACAACAAAAACATATGAACTTCTTGCTAAACTTCGCGAAAAAACTCCTATTGACTCCATGAATCATAATTAAATGGTGAAACAGTAAGAGTTGGTATTGTTTTTTGCCAATATTCTACACGTTTATCAATCATATTTTGTGGTATTGTTTTAGTTGGCATAGGTCCATTTAATTTTGGTTTTTGACCAAAACAATTTACACCTAATCGTTGTAATAAATTATTATTATATCCACCATTTACACCGGGGCGTCCACATTCATCTTTTTTTCCAAGTTCTTGAAGAGCTTTCCATGTTTTATATTGTGTCGGGTAAAGTACCATGTGCCCATCTGACCAACCATAATCACACCATTCTGCACCTTTATCGTATGCATCTGTAACTTGTTGAATAGTTGCTAATTCTCCATTATACGCTTTACATAATGCTTTTGCATTTAAATAATCAAATTGTCCTTGTACATGAAATGTTTGTTTTGTCGTATCTAAATTTCCAGTAGTGGATGATGCAGGTTGAACGATAGAAACGTCTACTTGAGGTTTAGTAAATAAATCTTGTATTGATGCTGTTAAATTAACTCCAAAAAAATATTGTCCTCCAATAAATCCAATAATTACTACAAAGAGAATAAACAACATTATTTCTAAGGATGTGTATGCATTCAATAAAAAAATAAATATAATCATCACTATAACTACTGGAATGATTATGTAATATGGATCCATATAATTACTTTATTTTTTATTTAAAATTAATACTGTAATAAAAACACTATTATATCTATAGCTGTTAAAATAATGATAACGTATCCTAACCATTTTGGTAAAAATTGTTGTGTTTTTGCAATATAAATTCCATAAATAAGAACAAGACCAAAAAATACAATATTAATAATGGTTAATGCATCCATATTATATCTTTAGACCAAATATAACAATAAAAATCACTAAAGCTCCTATTGCAATTAAATATTCCGTTTTAAATGTATACGTTTCTTGATAATAGTTTGAGTTATTATTCATATATTTAGTACCAACAAATGCTAATATACCGATAAGAAGAACACACAACACAATAAAAATAACAAGATTGGATTGCATACTATGAATATTTATTTTTTTCTAAATAATAAACAATAGGCGTTAGATGTAATTACCTTATTATCGGGAACATGGGTAATACAACTGTCATCATATTCTATCCATGATTCTTTATGAATTAATGTAGAATAGTGTCCTCCATTTACATTTCCATAATGATTACATACACAAATTAGTTGATAAGTTATATTGCATAGTGTAATTTCAAATGGAACATCAATAAGTTGATTGTTTTTGTGATTTGAATTTGTAAATCTCTTAAATACAACAAATAATAATTTGGGTAGTTTCCACATTTGTATTTTTTTAGTTGCGGGTATATATGTATTTGTTTTATCATCGTGCCATTCTATTGTTTCAGATTGTATGTATGCATTAAAACAATCATAAATAGAAGTAGGTACAGATGGAATTGGTAAATCTAATATAAAAAAGGGTTCAGGTATTATACTTTGTACTTTATCTGTTTCTATAACGGATACAGATATTCCATAAAATTGGTCAATAATAAAAGAATAATCATTACTGTATATGGATTTTATCATTTCAAAACATTTGTTATCGATATCCGATAAGTTAGATGGAATATTGACTTGAATAGAATGTTTTAGTGCAGAATGAAATTCGTTCATCATAAATCGTAAAAATTCAGATAAATCGTATTGACTAAAATTAGTAAATAAATCCATCTTTTTTTCATTACATACATGATGTACAACATGTACAAATCTAGTTGGTGTTATTTGCGAATGTCCTTGATGCATTAAAATACGAAGATCATTAAATTCTTTTAATAATAATTGCGAAGATGTATGCTTATCTAAAAACATGTTTAATTCAGAAATATGAATTAAACATTGTAATGTAGAATTTAAAAAACATGTATTTCCAATATTAATTAAACCTGACATAGAATTTATTCGTGTTAAATGTTTAAATTAAATGAATACCAATTTAATGGATTATTAATAGATATTCTTATCATTTCTTCCCAAATATCCCAATGGTCTATTTTTTCATCGTTAGCGTCATCGTTAGCGGCATCTTCATCTTTATCTTCGTTTTCATTATGCAACTCAATAGGATCCGATTGGACATTTATAGGGACAACAATAATACGAGCCGTGACAAATTGCAAAATCAAGATTATCTAGCTCATCATGCACATGTGTATTCATACTTATACTAAATATTATTTTATAAAACTTAAAGATTTATTATTAGATAAAGTAGAATGTACACACTATACAACTGGAAATTTGAAGGAGATAATGATGGATATTTGTGGATCGTAGGAGATTGGTCAAATGGGCGTGGATGGCAAACAAGTTCTATTGATAGATTTGAACTGCTTCGTGACGGTTATCGAGTTGTAACAAAGAATTCGGTTTATTTTTTGCCATGGTATTAAATAGATATGAATTGTTTTTGATGTGACACTTGATTCGACAATACATCAAGTGAATTGTCTAAACTTAAAACAAAAATAGCAAATACGATATATAAAGCATATAAATAATTTTTTTTCATTAAAAATAAATAAATTGAAATGGCTAGGCACGTAACAATTACAAATGAAAGCATCATCATCGACCATTCTAATAATTTTTTGGTTTGCATACCTTGATTAAAATCTTCATGTAAAAACTGAAAAAAGATAATACTTCTTTTTCCAGTTGGTTCAAAATAATATTCATAAAATGGTTTACACTTATTCGATATCATAATAGCATCAATAACATGTTGTGGTAATAAACAAAGAATTGGAAAAGGACACCAGCATTTAAAACTATAAAAAGGTGTAAATCGCAATTCATCTTCATTTTTATGTGACCATACGCCAGTTTCCCATGCACGATTAATTGTAAAAATTAATTCTTTATTATGTGTACTTTCTAAATACATTCCACTTCTAGCAAAACGAAGACCGACTTCAATAATTTTAGTAGATCGATATTGTACATTTACTGGACCTGAATATCCTACCATGTACCGTTTAACCCATTCTACAATTTCTTCAGGAGGTTCATTGTCAGGAGAAATAAATTTCCAATCATCAGCAAATCCATTTTGTTTTTCAGAATAAATATAAGTTAATTGGTATACAATTTCGCCATTAATAAGAAAGAAATCGGTCATACTTTCTTTTGCGTCTACAAACTCAGACCACATCATTTCTTCTTTTTTTAAAAATGGTTTTAATTCTTCAGGAGATTTTATTTTATAACAATCCTTGCTAGATGCAGTTTTGTGCCCGTATCGAGGTTTAATAAAAATAGGATATACTGCAGTTTCGGTTTCTGTTAAAATACCGGCAGCCATAGTTTGTGATTTTGCAATAAATAATTTATCGTATACAAATTGATATTTGGGATTTATATTGTAAGCAACAATGTCAAATTTTGGTAATTGTGGATGAATTTTATATGGAAATGTATTGTATGGATTAAAAATTCCTAAAAATTCTGTATATTGTTTATCATATTTTTTAATAGAATTTATCATATAGTATAACTTGATAAAATCTATTTCTAAAATATCGGATTGTCATCAATCATTAACCCGCAATAATCAATTGGATGTTTACTATAATCTACTGGATCATAAATTCCTTCCGATACTGCATTTTTTAACATAAATTTAAAATTATTCCAAAACTCAGGATGGTGTCCAACCGATTCTGTCATTAAATGAGATAATTCATGTATTGCAACAAATGTAAGTGTATTAATGTCTGTTAATTTCATTGTATTTTTGCTTTTTCGTAAACAAAAAGCAAGTTTAGATCCTTTACCTTCACTGTATGCAGTAAATTCACTTGTAGGAAGTGTTTCTACAATACGATTTGGGTTAAAATTAGAAACTAAACGTTCTACACGTTTATCTTTTGGATATTTTTCATGTAAATGTTCTACTAATATTTTCATACGGCCTGTTACTTCTGCAAGTAATTCTGCACTTTGTTGAATACGGTCTGAATCACGTACGCAATATGTATTACCATCGGTGTTTGCTTTAACACATTTCAAATTAAAATAATCAGAATTTAAATAAAATGCAAGACCTATAATAAAAATAAAAATTAATACAATATACATCATCTCCATAATAAACTAATATAATTTAATTAGCGCCTTGACCAATTTCTAAAGGTCTTCGCAAGAGATCTGGTTGAATAGTTGACTGCAACCATGGGCCAGTATTGGTGTTTTGAGGATTAATTGGTTCCGAACGAAGTTGATAATTCATATTCTTTTTGGTGGAACCAACAGTATCTTGCCCAATTAAGAAACTGGTGCTCATTAAGTTTGCATTAGCCAAATTACCGTTTCCTTGAGGATTTAAATTAGACCATTCCTTGTTGGTATCGTTGGGTAACAATAAAGAAGGATCGTCATTTAATTGTGGTGATGTTTGCAGGCCATATGTACTTGTTTTTACACCGTTTGTTTTTTCATAATTTTGATTTTGTCCTAAAGAATCAGAAGGAAATGGGAACGGAGAATTAGAACTATTATTACTGGAATCACTTGTATTGGCTAATGACGACATAAAATCAGAATTTTTACGTTGAGAATAACTATAAAGTAACCAGCCAAATACGGCTACCGCTAAAACCATTACAACTGTATTCATATCCATTTTTGCCGTTTTCATTATATAAAAATATATAAAAAAAAATCATAATAATGGTAATTCATCTTCTATATTAAATTGTTCCTTAAGATCTTTTGCAATAGAATATGCAGTTTTTGCTTGTAAAGAAGATTCTTTTATTTTATCAATTAATGCATTGTATTCTTCCAATGGGTTTTTTAATATAATTTCATCTAAACTATTTAATTTTATGTCAACTTCCGAAATTTCTTGAATTTCCTTTACCTTTTCTTTAATTGGTTCTTTTTCTTTGATTGGTTCTTTTACTTTTACTTTTTCTTTAATTGGTTCTGTTTCTTTTTCTTTTACTTTTTCTTTGATTGGTTCTTTTTCTGTTTCTTTTTCTTTTTCTTTTTCTTTTTCTGTTTCTTTCTCCATTTGTGGTTTAATTAATACATGATTAAATGACGTTTTTTGAAACATCATTATTTGTTTTATAACAATTGGAACATGAAAACATTTTTGACTAAACTTTACTCCTTGAATTTCCAAAATAGTAATTATATTTGATTTATCTGTTATATCTGTTATGGAACATGGTTGTTCATTTTCATTGTAAATAAGCAATGGTTCTCCCTTAAGTTGATGTTTATTTTGATGTATATAAGATCGTAATAAATAATTTGATTGTTTATGAATTTTTATCATGGGTATAAAGGCATTTTGGATGTCATCTAATTCAATATTTTCAGTAGCAAACCAACTATCTCTTTTTTCGTAAATAAGTTGTTGTAATCGTTCTTCTAATAGAGATACCCACTGTATTATATTTGTATTTGTACTTGTAAATAATAAATCAGTATAAGTTTTATTATTTGTACTAACTATTCCTTGTCGTGTAACTCCTTTAGGAGTATATATGAATAATGGATCGTCTGCACCCGATATATTTATTTTTGAAAAAAAAGATCCATTTGCAGTAACGATAGGCTGGGCCAAATGTAATTTAGAAAAATCAAACTCTGTATTTGGATAATAAATTGTCATATAGACAAAATATATATTTTTATAATTGCGAATACACGCAATTATAAAAATAACATGTACAATATGCTATCTAAATATATAGAATTTTTGAATAGAGAAGACATTAAAACGAACATTAAAAAAATAATTAATCCAATTGGAGAAATTGTTTTAGATGAAATTAAACCATTTTTATTGTATATTGCCATTTTTTTGTTTGTTCATTTTATATTAACCATGTCTATTTTATTTTATATAATACGATTAAAATATTTTCTACATATTATGTATGACGTTAAGCACTTTTAGGCGTTCGCGTAAAAACAAATCTAAGAGAAGGGGTGGAAATGGGTTATACAATGCTGCTGCTGCAAGTCTATTGCCATTAGGGTTATTACTTGCTCAACAGTATTACAAAAACCGAAGTAATCGTAATTTCAAAGGATTTAAGAAAAGTTTAAAAAATAAAAAAACTAAGTTAGAAGACCCATATGAATATAGTCCCCGTCGTTAAATGTTCTATTGCCACCACGCGTTAATAATATTTGTTCTTGCGCTTTATCGATACAAACCATTCCTGAACCTGAACTATATGTAGATTTACATGTAGAATTTATATTATTTGCAAATAAATTCACTAAATCCGAATTATTTACAAATCCTTCTTGCTGTATATTAAATAATAAAAGAGATATTAATAATACTAACCAAAATAAAATCATATATTTTGTATATATTAAAATTATAAGAAAAATTAAGGTGGATTTGGAGGAGTAGACCCGCCTTCATTAAATGTATCTTTAAGTTCTGCATTAAGTAGTGCACAAATAATGAGTGCAGGTAAAATAACACCTATAATAATTAGTCCAAATACTACAGTTAAAGCAACTCCTGCAGGAAATAAAAATACAGATAACATCATTGCTGCACTTAATATCATCATTGCCAAAACTACTGAAATAATTATAATTAATATATTTATTAAAATAGTTAAAATATTTAGAAGTCCAGATACAGTAAGGTTGTAAATAGTTACAATTGTAAAAAAGGCAGTTACAATTACTCCATTCATTTTACCCATCATATCTCTTAAATACATCATCATTTCAATCACTGGAACAATAAAGTTTATTACCTGATCATAATATTTTTCAAACATGGAGTTCATTCTATTTTTCAGCCAAGCTATTTGAGCAAGTACTTGCATGGTCGACTCTAAGGATACTTCTAAAAATTGAATAGTAAGAAATAATACAAATTCTAATGGAATCATAATAATACCAAAAACAGCACTAACATCTTGATATACACAATAATTAAAATTTTCATAAGTTGTTTCTGATCTAGTTTGACCTGGTTTTGGCATAATATATCCGGCAAATGGCATTACGATTGGATTGCATCGATGTAGGTTCCATGATGATTTTAATTCATTTAGTAATGCATAATAAGATTGCATAGATACAATAAATACCGTGAATGCAATCAATAAAAAACTATACAATACATCGTTTCCATACATTCCTAAATAATCAATATTTTCATACATAGATGTTATTTTTTTATCTACATTCATATACATTCGTAGGATAAATTAACAAACATTTACTGTATATTAGCAATTGTTCTTATCATCATACCAGGAACACCATTCCACATTGATTCAAATGTATACTGCACTGCAGTTATGACATGCATCATTACTGCCATAACTCCGGACAATTTTCCTTGTGTATCAATCATTTTAATTACAATAATATTAAATTCAATAATAATATTAATCAATGATTCATATAAATTCAATACAATATTTGCAACACTACTTTTGACTTCAGATGTTTCTTCTGTTGTTTTTTCATTACTTGTAGTGAGAGCTCCCATCATATCAATGCTCATACTTTGTAGATACACAAATGGTTGTGTAATAGTTGGAGCAAAACTTAACATAATATTTTGAATACAAAATGAAAAATTTTTAGTTGTAGATGTTCCATCTGGAGAAAAATATCCAGCCAATGGCATCATAATTGGACTACACCGATATAAAGCCCAATTTTTTTTAATATTTTCTACTCCAGAACTAAAAAGATTAACACTAAATAATACAAAAAAAGAAATAAAAATACAGAATGCTTGAAACCAATCAAATGGCATAGATTATATATTTATAAAATATGAATGTAAATTTTTTATTATTAGGTAAAATAATAAAAAGAAACGATGAATTTATTTCTAAACAACAACAATTTATTGTATTGTATCATTCCGTTAAATTACACCATTAATTACATACACGGTAATATTCGCTTTCTAATGAAGTTCTACTTTTACGAATAATTTTACATACTTGGGTTGGTCGCATACATATAATAGAAGCAACTGGATCATACCTACTAATTGTAGGTAATTCCGAATTAGATTGAATATTATATTTTATTTTCAAATCAACAATTTGTTGATCGGTTAAAAGTGTATGGCTTGGTACCCATTGATGTTTCAAAATATTAAATTGTAAACGATGAATATTAATAACTGTTATATAAATTCCGTAAATATTCCAAAGTTCATCTAATGTATCTTTTATATTATCATTGGGTTCATCTTTAATAATAACCATTAATGTATCTTTTTTGGTCAATACACCATCTTCATTGAAAAATTCATCTTTTAATTTGTGCACTGCCTGTGATGTAATTCGCGAACCATCTACGCTATATTTCACATATAATTTTTGATCTTCATCTTCATCTTGTTTAGATAGTAATAAATTTAGTTGATTGTTTTTAATAAGAGTTCCTACATGATTAATACTATATCCTTCGAAATCATCTGTTTTATATCCGATTTCTTTTAAAATATCTAATAGGTTTTTCCTGGAAGTATAAATAGTGGAAATAGTAGTGGGGTCGTCCATAGTATATACTTATGTAGTATTATTTAAGTAAATCAATTTTTTAGTTAAAAAAAATAATTATATCTAATACTGGATATTTACATGATGAATCATATTGTTCAAATCCAGAATATCATTAAGAGTACGAACTACACGTTCATCTAAACCGTGTGCAATATTATTATTTATAAAATCATTAAATAGAATCATTTGGTTGTTATAATAATTAGCAACTGTATTTACTGAATCTTGAATACAATTCATATGCTTATACTGGTCGGGGACATTGTTGTCAATCAAATAAAGCCGAATACATTCAAGAAGTGTGCGATTTTCGGAATACATGTAATGGTTAACATAGTTGTAAAAGTGATTTTCTGCAAGATTGGCCATCGTATACTAAATTATATACTTCATTTTAATTTTCAATTTTATTATCAAATATTGAAAATTAAAAACAATAGATAAGATATGGCAAACATTCAAACATTATTAGATCAAATATCTCAATTACAAACTACGGAAGAACAATTGTACAATGTATTAACACGAAATGCAGAAAAGGTAGCATTAGGACATCCAAGTATAATGACAGATGTAGAAATTAAAAATATTACAACACAAATTAACACGTTAACAGCAACTCGTGTTAATTTATATAATACATTAGCATTGAATTATCAACATGGTGTTGTACTTGAATCTTCAGTAAAGAAATCGATAACACAACAAACTAATACTTTACGATTATTAGAAAAAGAATTAAATAAATCAAAGGAAAATTTAGCAAAAATCAAAGATGAAAAATACAATCAACTTAAAATGATTCAAATTAACAGTTATTTTAGTAAACAATATGATGCACATGTAAAATTAATGAAATTGATAACAGTTGTAGGATTATGTATGCTAGCTACATTAATATTACGATATATACCTCCTCTAAAAATTGCGTCTACGCCATTATTTAATATAGTAACCATTATTGGTATACTTTTTATTATGAAAATTTTGATTGATATGTACATGAGAAAAGGTGATAATTATGATGAATATACATGGCCTGTTGGTCCTACAAATGATAAAGAATTATCTAGTGCAAATGCAAATTCAACTGATTTTATAGATATTAGTGGAATTGATATACCATTTTGTCTTGGAGCAAACTGTTGTAGCACAGGAACAATATGGGATGATACAACATCTACGTGTGTAATTGATAAAACAAAAATAATATAATTCTATTATATATGGAAAAAAAAGAACCTGAAAAAAAAGAATACAGTATGGATTGTACAACTTCCTTAGATAATAAAGTAATAATACTTAACATAACTAAAAAAGGCGACATTGTAGCAAATTTATATGATTTAACTCCTCCTCCACCACCCCCTGCACCTGAAGCAGAGCCAATAGAAGCACTACCTGCACCAGAAAATCCGGATGAAAACACAATTGTTTCTGAAATAACCATACCTGCAGATGCAAAACCAGGTGGAACATTTACGAAAAAACTTAATAATTTGGAAGTTATAATAAAAGTTCCTGATACAGCGAAACCAGGGGAAAAAATTAAGTTTGCTATTCCTGCACCACCTGAAGGTCCTCCGCCACCACCTGAAGAACCTGCAGAAAAATTTGATCCAACCAAAAAGTTACAAGAACTGCTTAAAAAGATAATGGAAGGCGAAGCGGATCCACAATGGATTCCTCGTGTTTTTAAATTTGTTAAATTTAAAGATCCAAAATATGCAATACAATTACAAGAACAAAGCATTTTAGAATTAATGGCTGGATTTTTATCCGAAAATAATGTACCTAGAAATCCACTTGCCAAATTAGGTTGTTCTGGATTAGATGCAACAAATCACACCGATGTTTTGGCCTATTTATTAGGATTTCCTATTGTTCACCCAGATAAAGAACGGGAACAACTTATAGGAGATATTATTAAACTTATTAATCCAATTCAATCCATTAGTCCTGAATACAAAGAATTAGTTTATTTACAAGGACTTTCACGTAAAACATTATTAAATATTAAATTATTAGGTAATAGTTTATTAAAAGCTTCGTTTATTAAAAGTGATTTTTCAAATGCAGTACATCAATTGAGTGGTATATTAGAGGGAAAATCAAAAACAAAAAAAGGTGGTTCAACTGGAAAAAGAACAACACGCAGAATTTAAGTTTATTTGTATTTTTTAATACATTCTATATTAGTATGAATCCTATTGTAGCAATTGCAGTATTTACTAATGACATTCATGGATATGTTAAATTTACAGAACATAATAATGCAGTTCGTATTGATGTAAATCTTACAGGATTAAACAAAAATTCATTACACGGATTTCATGTACACGAAGCAGGTGATTTAACAGATAAATGTATGAGTATGTGTTCACATTTTAATCCGTTTCATGAAACCCATGGCGGTCCTGATTCTACACATAGACATGTAGGTGATTTGGGAAATTTAAAAACAAATAAAAAAGGAGAAGCTAATTATTACTATTATGATGATGTAATAAAATTACGTGGAACAAAAAGAAATATTATTGGAAGAGGTTTAATTATTCATGCAGATGAAGATGATTGTGGAAAAGGCGAAAATGAAGAAAGTCTAAAAACCGGAAATGCAGGTAAACGTATTGCCTGTGCAGTGATTGGATACTCAAAAGATAATTTTAAATAAAAGATTAATAAAAAGGTATAGAAAATAATTAGTTAAATGTAGTTAGACATATTTTATGTGAAATAGTATAATGACCACAATTGACGATATTATGAAAATGGACGATACCAATATTAAAAATTTGCCTTGGAACAAGTTAGACCGATATCTAAAATTAACTAAAATGAATGAATATATTGATGAATATAAAGAAACACATCAATTACCCGAAGAAACTACTACACAATTACGTGATCTTCTACGAGAAAAAATAAATAAAAAATTATTACATAAATCCAAAGATGTTGTTTATGATACGGAATTAAATAAAATCATTTCCATACCAAGTTTAAGTTTAACTAATGGAAAATATAAAATTAATTGTGCAGAAGCAGTATCTCCTCTTCATTCACTTACTCCTAAAAATAAAACTGTAAAGAAAACAACAATATAATAGACTTAATAATATAATGATACTATATCCAATGGAAGAATGTGCACTCGAGTTAATGGAAGAATATGTTCAGGAAAATGTTGAACATATTCACAGTGAAAAATTTACACAAAAAATGATTGAACAAGTTATCGACCTATTATGTATCCAATTAGAAATAGATCCGTTGTACCCCGGAATACCAATGGCAATTCAAGCTGCATATAGTATGCATAGAGGTAGAACAAGTATGACTTGTGAAGTGCAATCTAATGTAGGAGAAAAATTAAATCGATTACGTCAACAATATCAACCTGAACAAAGGTCAGAAGAATGGTACACAATTCGGCATCAATTACTTACAGCAAGTTCTATCTATAAAGTAATTGGGACAGACTCAAAAAAGAATGAAATTATTTGTAATAAATGTGCACCCGTAAATATTCATCATTCGTCCTATACAGATAGTCCAATGCACTGGGGAATAAAATATGAACAAGTATCTACGGATTATTATTGCTATATTAATCAAACCAAAATTCAATCTTACGGTTGTATTATTCATCCAACTTATCCTTTTATAGGGGCATCTCCTGACGGTATAAATATACTAGAATCATCACATTGTTTTGGTAGAATGTTAGAAATCAAAAATCCATATACACGCGAAATTACAGGAAATCCAAAAGAAGAATATTGGGTACAATGTCAAGTTCAAATGGAAGTATGTGATTTAGATGTGTGTGATTTCTTGGAAACTAAATTTGTAGAATATCCAAGTGTTACGGAGTTTGAAAATGATGGAACATTTCAAATTACATCCGATGGTAAATATAAAGGAATTATTATTCATTTTGAAGTAAACAATGAATATCATTATGAATATGCTCCATTTCAATGTACAAAAGATGAATATAACGAATGGGAAGAAACAGTTATGATTCAGTATCCAACTTATATAAAAACTATTTATTGGAAATTAGAAGATGAACATTGTACAATTATTACTCGAAATAAAGAATGGTTTCAATGGTTTTTACCTAAAATAATAGAAGTACAAACCATTATTGAAAATGAAAAATCAACCGATTTATGGATGAAACGATTACCTCAAAAAAGATGTAAAATTTCTATTAATTAATATGTTCCATTGCTGCAAGAAGAACATGTTCTTGTTGAGTTATTTTTTGAAAAATGATGCATTCATCTACTTTTAATTTAAAAAAAACATTAACACCATTTTTACATGTAATAATAGTACCGTTTTCTTCAATATCAATACGTACAATAAATCCGCCATTTGTAAATGTTTTAGTAGAAAGATTAATCCAACGAATAAAACGACCAATTTGAAATTCTTGAAGTTCATCTACATGTCTATATTCTTTTAACTTTTTTCGCAATGATAATAATTTCATTTCAGAAAGAATAGAATATTTTCGATCTTCTATTTTTTTATAAGATAGTGACAAAATGGGTTGATTGTATTCATTTTGAATTGCATTAGTTAATAATGTTTCCATTATACTAACTATAATGAACTATTAAAGTTATTTTAACCAAGTTGAAATGTTGACATGTACCAGTTTGGAGTACAATAATAGAGTGTAACACAACCAGCACCTAGTACAATCATAGTTGAATTTGAATTTCCTGTAAAATCGACTGTAACTGGACCGCCATATATACGTCCATTTTCATTATTATTTATAGTAACGTTTACACCTAAAGTCCCCCCTAAAGATTCATTAATTATAGTTAAATAATCTCCATTATTTGCATTCGTAGATGTTGGTAAATTGAAACTAGGTGTTGTAATACCGGTTGTTATTTGTGAAACTTTAATAACCGTTCCTGGAATCAATCGTACATTAGATACTTTGGTTGTCCATTCAGATTGCATTGCAAGAGTTGTTCCTAATGCAATTTCAATAAAAGGAGTTTTTGAATATTGAACTTGTGAAGTAGTTGGGTTATATACGACATTTGAAAATGCACTTAATGAACCTGTTGCAGCTGCCAATTGTGTAAAAAATGATGTTTGTGTACCAGGTGTACCAATACGAATTGTATTTGATTCACCTAAAGTTCCCTGTGAACCAATACATATATTGTTACTTTCATTTCCAGTATATGCTAATCCTGAATTATATCCAACAGCAATATTATTTGTACCTGTTAATAAATTGTTAAGTGTAAAGGCGCCAATTGTTGTATTAAAACTACCAGATGTAGTGTCTTCTAATGTATAGCAACCAATTCCTACATTATTACTTCCAGTTGTGTTGAGGAGTAAAGAACCAATTCCTAATGCTGTATTTAGTCCACCGGTTGTATTTCGTCTTAAACTGTCCTGACCAATTGCAGTATTGTTAGATCCAGTTGTATTTGCGGATAAAGAACTAGCTCCTAATGATGTATTTTGGAAGCCAGTTGTATTTAAAAACAACGCGTAAGTACCTACTGCAGTATTACTAATTCCAGATGTATTTGATTTTAACGATCCTGACCCTAAAGCAGTTATATTGCTAGCAGTATTTGCTTGTAATGAATTATAACCTATTGCTGTATTATTTGAACCTATTATATTTGTAAATAACGCATTCGAACCAAATGCAGTATTGAAATTAGCTGAATTAGCAGGGGTGCTATTATTATTTTTCATAGATTCAAATCCAAATGATGTATTGTTATTTGTATTTGATGATGTAGTAGCATTAATTGTATTTGTTCCTGCACTTGTATTATTCGTGCCAAATATATTTACACCAGACCCTCCTCCACTTGATGCCGGTCCAGTTGGTCCTTGGATTCCTTGAGATCCTTGTGGTCCAGTTGGCCCTCCCGGTGTTCCTGCAGGACCAGTTGGTCCCGTAAGTCCACCCTCGCCACTTCCACTTCCTGCAGGTCCGGTTGGACCAATACTACCCTGGCTTCCGGGAGGACCAGTTGGTCCCGTAAGTCCACCCTCGCCATTTCCACTTCCTTGAGGTCCTGTTGGACCAATAATACCTTGGTTTCCTTGTGATCCTGTTGCTCCTGTATCTCCTTTACCAAAGGGTCCAGTGTGACCTATTGGACCAGTCGGGCCTTCTGGTCCTCGAGCACCTTGTATCCCATCTCTACCATCTCTACCATCTCTACCAAATAATCCATTATACCCATTTTCTCCATTATCTCCGTTTTCACCATTAATCATATATAAATAGAGTAGTATTTTATATATATTTTTTACGAATTATGTCAAAAAATTACCAACTGCAAACCAACTATTTACACCATATACAAGGTCGCAATATCCATTTTCACCTATTGTTAACCTTTCTGTTTGAACGTCTCTTGTTGTATTTATATTAATTCCATCTGCAAATATGACTAAAGTATCGGGGGATTCATTTAATATGGATATTCGTGTACCGCTATTTATATAAGATCCTGAAGGTAATATTAATTTATTATTTAAAGTATCGATAGAATATGAAAAAGCTGTATGTAGAATTGTATTATTTATTGTTTGTGTTAATTTAACTTGTGAGTTCCAATTAGATAACATTGTTTCAGGAGTAGCATTTCCAAAATTTATAAATGGAGTATTTGGATATTGATTTAATTCATTCGTAGAAGAATTATAATAGAGTTGTCTAAAGGTTGTATTTAAATTTGGATTGACTGAACTGATTGAACTTAATGGAACACGCAATGATGTATGTGTACCGGGTGTACCAATACAAATTTTTCCAGATTCTCCACTAGTTCCAGATGTACCAATACATATATTATTACTTTCACTATTAGTATAATTACTTGCCGAATTATCACCAATTGCAATATTATTTGAACCTGTTTGTAAATTTCTAAGTGATGAGTAACCAATACAAGTATTACTAATAGAACTACTACTAGAATATAATGAATACGCACCTACTGAAACATTTAATGATCCAGTTGTCATCAATAGAGATGAATAAAACCCAACTGAAGTATTGTAATTTCCAGTTGATTTTAAATACAATGAAAATGCTCCTACTGCAGTATTTGCAACTCCAGTTGTATTTGCATATAAAGAGTAAAATCCTAATGATGTATTGTAACTTCCCGTTGTATTAGATTGTAATGTTATTGCCCCTATTCCTGTATTATAATATCCTGTTGTATTTGTTTTTAATGATTCTACTCCCAATGATGTATTGTAATTTCCAGATGTATTTGATTTTAATGATTCAAATCCTACTGCAGTATTATTAGATGATGTATTTGATTTTAATGATTCAAATCCTACTGCAGTATTATTATTAGATGATGTATTTGATCTTAATGTGTTATATCCGATTGATGTATTATTAGCTCCAGTTACATTTGTAACTAATGCACTAGAACCAAATGCACTATTGAAATTAGATGTATTACTACCGTTGCTATTATTATTTTTCATAGATTCAAATCCAAATGATGTATTATTACTTGTAAATGTATTTGTATTTGTAGTTGTTCCTGCACTTGTATTATTCGTACCAAATATATTTATGCCCATTCCAGTTGGACCAGTAACTCCTTGAATCCCAGTTGGTCCAGTAAATCCTTGATTACCTGTTGGTCCAGTAACTCCTTGATTACCAATTGGACCTATACTGCCAGTTGGTCCAGTTGGTCCATTGGGAGGTCCAGTTGGACCTTGATTACCAGTTGGACCTTGATTACCAGTTGGTCCACCGGGCGTACCTGGGTCGCCCGTAAATCCTCGTTCACCTTGAGGACCAGTAACTCCTTGATTACCAATAGGTCCAGTTATTCCTTGGCTACCTTGTGCACCAGTGGGTCCGCCAAAATCTCCTTTATTTCCTTGATTACCCGTTGGCCCAATTGGACCGGTTGGTCCAATCCTACCTTGCGGACCTCCAGATGGCCCTGTAGGACCTTGGGGGCCATCTCTACCATTTAATCCATCTTGACCATTTTGACCATTTTGACCATTTGCACCGTTCATAAATATAAATTATATTTTTTAATTTATAAATATAAACCTAATTGTATATATAAATTTTAGATAACATCTGCAAATAATTATATCATAAATTATTTAAACATAAGACACTTGTTTGTTTTTTAGAGGTTATATTCAAATTTGACACTAGTGTCGTTTATTCGATAAACTAAGTATTTTAATTTCTTTTATTTGCGATTCGTGTGAGAATTAAATTAATTCCTACAAGACTAATTGATACACTCGAACCTTGTCATGATCCAATATTTATAGTTCATACTGCTGTTCTTCCAGAGCTTGTTCCAATATTTATTGCACCTAATGGATTATTTTATTAACTTCATTTCTGCTTTCTTTAAGTTGATAAAATCATCGAACACAATTAGTTTCTCTTGGTCTTTGTCATCATTATCGAACTCTTTCAATTCGTGTAATTCATTTATATCATTGAATAAATGAATTTCCTTCATCTTGTGTTTCAACATTGAGTATATTGGTTCATCAGTGGTGGATCCTGTAAATATAGGCTTCGTTATTTCTACTGAGCCATTCGCATAAGGCGGTTGTCTTACCACTTCCAGTTCCTCCTATACAACAAATCATACTGTTGGGTTGGATGTAGTGTTTTTATAGTTCTTATCGAGTTTGCTTTCTCTTTTTAAGTTCTTAGGAAGCAGTTCATATCAATTATTTACTTTATCGGGCATTATATAATAGTTTAGATTAAATTTTTAATTTTATCCAACACGAGTAAATCTAAAACTTGTTTGATTTCCAAACCACTTATAAACAGCCCCAACACCTGTATAATTTATTTCGTATAAAAATGAATAATTACAACCTCCTACTGTTGAAACATTTACTGTTGATGCATTTAACGAACCAACTGCTAATAATGCAGCTGTAGTCCATGATGATTGATTTTCTTGAACGGCAATTGGTGCTCCACCCGTAGTAGTATTTCTTATAGTTAATCTAATATAATTAACAGTGCCTGCAGCAGTGAAGCATTCAACATTTTGTGTTGCTGTAATTAACCATAATCCTGCAGGAACTACTGATGTTGTAGTATTTGTTATTGTCCCATTAAATGGTGATGCTGTTCCTGTAGGCAAACTATCAACTCTTGTCATTGTAGGTGTAAATGAATATCCCAATTGTCCCACATCAGGTAATGATGGACTATATCCTATCGTTAGAGGTTTATTAACGGTTATTGATGTTGTCGTTGAACTTCCTATTGCCACTGTAGTTGCAGATGTTACATTAATTGCCGATCCTCTTATATTGATTGCAGCTCCTGTATTACCAATAGTTACTGCACCTGTTGTATTTCCTGAACTGATATTTACAGCGGTTGTATTTGATCCTGTATTTGATGTTGCCATATTAATTGACCCTCCATTGTTAGCCCCAGTAGATAAATTTAATTCATATGAGTTTGCGTTATTTACGCCAATATTAATTGCACCAGTTCTTGTTACACCTGCACTTCCGCCTATATTAAGTGCACCATTTGTTTGTAGATTTCCAATATTTATTGCACCTAATGGATTATTTACATTATTGATTTCATTTCCATTAATGTCTATTTGCGAAGCTTGAACACGTGCTGATTGATTTCCTAATGTAAGATATGATCCTGATCCTATATTTCCGAAAAGAGTTGTATTTCCTGTTTGGGTGGTAAACAAACTTTTTGTTATCGCGCCAGATGATAAGTCATAGGAGTTGGCTGTTATTGTACCTAATGCTTCTACAGAATTTAAATTGAGCACACTAAACCCTCCGGCATTATTACCAGATGTTAACACATTAAATATATTAGGTGTCGGAAGCGAATAAATAGTATTTAACACTTTTTGATAATTAACAATAGTATCTAATTGAGGGTTTTGTACAAATGGCGTTGTTGGTGGTAATGAAAATAAATTTGTTCCCGTCCATGTATTATTTAAACCTAATAAATTTGGATTTTGTGGTCCAGTAACTCCTTGATTACCTTGCGGACCAGTTGGTCCAGTGAATCCTTGATTACCTTGATTACCTTGGTTACCTTGGTTACCTTGATTACCTTGCGGACCAGTTGGTCCAGTGAATCCTTGATTACCTTGATTACCTTGATTACCTTGGTTACCTTGATTACCTTGATTACCTTGGTTACCTTGATTACCTTGTGGACCAGTTGGTCCAGTGAATCCTTGGTTACCTTGGTTACCTTGATTGCCTTGATTACCTTGATTACCTTGCGGACCAGTTGGTCCAGTGAATCCTTGGTTACCTTGGTTACCTTGGTTACCCGTTGGTCCAGTAAATCCTTGGTTACCTTGGTTACCTTGGTTACCTTGATTACCAGTTGGTCCAGTAAATCCTTGATTTCCCTGTGACCCAGTAAATCCTTGATTCCCAGTTGGCCCAGTAAACCCTTGGTTACCTTGTGGTCCAGTACTACCTTTTATACCTTGATTTCCTAAATATCCTCTTGGTCCTTGGTTACCTTGATTACCTATATCACCTTGATTCCCTTGATTTCCCTGTACACCTATAACACCAGTTGGACCAATACTACCTGTATCACCTTTCGGACCTCCAAATGGACCAGTTGGACCTTGAACTCCAATACCAGTTGGCCCTATCATACCTTGTGGTCCAAGTGGACCTGTTGGCCCAAGTTTACCTTGTGGTCCACCAGATGGACCAGTTGGACCTTGTGGTCCACCAGATGGACCAGTTGGACCTTGGGAACCATCTCTACCATTAAATCCATTTAAACCATCCTTACCATTTTTACCATTTTGACCATTCATATAATTTTATTATATTTTTCATAATAAAATTAAATTAAATTAACAAACGTAGAAAGTATCAATATTTCTTTTATCTAAAATACTATCCAGTCAAATTAACTCCATATGCTACCCAATTACCTCCTATATATATTAGTTCTGCAAGTCCCTTTGAACTAATATTTAAAATTCCATTTGCTTGATCTACAGCATTGGATCCAGTTCGTTCTGTAATTATTATATTCGGAGATACTGCAGTTATACCTACAACACCTCCTGAATTATTTATAATGGTTACTTTATCTCCATAGACAACAAGATCTGGAGAAGGCAATATTAATGGATTTGTAGTTGTGTCTGTATACTGAAATGTAAATGTAATTACACTATTATGTATCAAAGGTACATTTTTAACTAAATTATTCCAATTTGTTAACATTATACTAGTACTTCCATCACCAATTGTTATAAATGTTCTAATTGGATATTGTACAAGTTCATATGTAGATGGATTATATAATAATTGATTATAGGAAGTAAGTAAATTATTTCCTAATGAGTTATATATATTTCTGACAGGAACATATATCGACGATTGTGTACCAGGTGTACCAATACGAATTACATTTGATTCACTTATAGTTCCTTCTGATCCAATACATATGTTATTACTTTCACTTCCTACATAACTATTCCCTGCATTAACTCCAATTGAAATATTATTTGATCCCGATACTAAATTTTTACATGAATTTGTTCCTACCGATGTATTTTGAATTCCAGTTGTATTGAACATTGATGATGATTCTCCTACTCCTGTATTATAATATCCTGTTGTATTCCTGGCTAATGAATTTAAACCAATTGCAGTATTTGCATTTCCAGTTGTATTTCTGTTTAATGATGATGGTCCTATTGCAGTATTGTTACTTCCCAATGTATTTGTATATAATGATGACGACCCTACTGCAGTATTGTTCATTCCACCTGTATTTAATTTTAATGAGTCTTTTCCTATTGATGTATTTGAATTTCCAGTTGTATTTGATTCTAATGATGATTTTCCTACTGCAGTGTTTGAATTTCCAGTTATATTTAATTTTAATGAGTCTGATCCTATTGCTGTATTAAAAATTCCAGTTGTGTTTGTTTGTAATGAGTCTGCTCCTATTGCTGTATTAAAATTTCCAGTTGTGTTTGATTCTAATGATGCTACTCCTACTGCAGTGTTTGATTCTCCAGTTGTGTTTGTTTGTAATGATGATGACCCTACTGCAGTATTGTTATTTCCAGTTGTATTTGATTTTAATGAGTCTATTCCTATTGAACTATTGTTAGATCCAGATGTATTCAATTGTAACGATGCTGCGCCTACTGCAGTATTGTTAATTCCAATATTATTTGAAGATAATGATGATTGTCCTACTGCAGTATTGTTATTTCCAATTGTATTTGATTTTAATGAGTCTATTCCTACTGCAGTGTTTGATTCGCCAGATGTATTCAATTGTAACGATGCTGCGCCTACTGCAGTATTGTTAATTCCAGTATTATTTGTCAATAATGATGATGACCCTACTGCAGTATTGTTATTTCCAGTTGTATTTGATTTTAATGAGTCTATTCCTACTGCAGTGTTTAAATTTCCAGTTGTATTTGAATATAATGATTGTAACCCTACTGCAGTATTGTTAGCTCCACCTGTATTTGTATATAATGATGATGGTCCTATTGCAGTATTGTTCATTCCAGTTGTATTTGATTTTAATGAGTCTATTCCTACTGCAGTGTTTAAATTTCCAGTTGTATTTGAATATAATGATTGTAACCCTACTGCAGTGTTTGAATTTCCAGTTGTATTTGAATATAATGAGTATGTTCCTATTGCTGTATTTTCAAATCCCGTTGTATTTGAATATAATGATGATGACCCTACTGCTATGTTTAAATTTCCAGTTGTATTTGAATATAATGATGATTTTCCTACTGCAGTGTTTTCTTCGCCAGTTGTATTTAAAAATAATGAGTCTATTCCTATTGCTGTATTAAAATTTCCAGTTGTATTTGTTTGTAATGATGATCGTCCTACTGCAGTGTTTGAATTTCCAGTTGTATTTGAAAATAATGATTCTACTCCTATTGAAGTGTTTGCTTCGCCAGTTGTATTTGAAAATAATGATGATCCTCCTAATGATGTATTAAAATTTCCAGTTGTATTTGTTTGTAATGATGCTACTCCTACTGCAGTGTTTAAATTTCCAGTTGTATTTGAATATAATGATAATTCTCCTATTGCTATATTAAAACTTCCAGTTGTATTTGTTTGTAATGATGATCCTACTGCAGTGTTTGAATTTCCAGTTGTATTTGAAAATAATGATGATGTTCCTACTGCAGTGTTTGAATTTCCAGTTGTATTTGAAAATAATGTTGATGTTCCTACTGCAGTGTTTGAATTTCCACTATCATTTGTTTGTAATGATGATGTTCCTACTGCAGTGTTTAAATTTCCGGTTGTATTTGAATATAATGAATTTGCCCCTACTGCAGTATTTCCACCTCCCGTTGTATTTGTGGTTAATGCCACTGATCCTATTGCAGTGTTTGAATCTCCCGATGTATTTGAATATAATGATAATGATCCTATTGATGTGTTTGCTTCGCCACTTGTATTTGATTTTAATGATTCATCTCCTATTGCTGTATTAAAATTTCCAGTTGTATTTGATTGTAATGATGCTAATCCTATTGCAGTGTTTGAATTTCCAGATGTATTCAATTGTAACGATGCTGCTCCTACTGCAGTGTTTGAGTCTCCAGATGTATTTGAAGATAATGATAATACACCTATTGATGTATTGTAATTTCCTATTGTATTTGATCGCATTGAATCTGAACCAACTGCAGTATTGTTATTTCCAGTTGTATTGAATAATAATACATTTGAACCTAGAGCACTATTTAAATAACCAGTTTCATTTGATCTTAATGATGATGATCCTATTGTTGTGTTTGAAAATCCAGTTGTGTTTGATTGTAATGAAGTTGTACCTATTGAAGTATTGTTATATCCAGTTGTGTTTGATTGTAATGAAGTTGTACCTATTGAAGTATTGTTATATCCACTTGTATTTGATTCTAATGATGCTGCTCCTACTGCAGTGTTTGAATTTCCAGTTGTATTTGTTTGTAATGATAATGCTCCTAATGCAGTATTTGATTCTCCAGTTGTATTAAATTTTAACGTATTTGATCCAAATCCAGTATTAAAATTACTATTATTATTTTGCATAGATGAAAATCCGAAACATGTATTATTATTGGTATTAACATTTGTATTTGTATTTTCTCCTGCACTTGTATTATTTGTAGCAAAAATGTTTATACCATACCCTTGTGGTCCTGTACGTCCTTGATTACCAGTTGGACCGGTAAACCCTTGATTACCGGTAAACCCTTGATTACCAGTTGGTCCGGTAACTCCTTGATTGCCGGTAAACCCTTGATTACCAGTTGGTCCGGTAAACCCTTGATTACCAGTTGGACCTGTAACTCCTTGGTTACCAGTTGGTCCGGTAACTCCTTGATTACCAGTTGGTCCGGTAACTCCTTGATTACCAGTTGGTCCAGTAACTCCTTGATTACCAATTGGTCCTGTTGGACCGCCTGGTGTACCTGCTAAACCAGTAGCTCCTTGATTACCTTGGTTACCTTGCGGTCCAGTATGACCAATACCTTGTGCTCCAGTATCTCCTTGGTTACCAGTTTGACCGGTATCTCCTTGGTTACCAGTTGGTCCGGTAAACCCTTGGTTACCAGTTGGACCGGTAAAACCTTGGTTACCAGTTGATCCGGTAAACCCTTGGTTACCAGTTGGACCTGTAACTCCTTGGTTACCAGTTGGTCCTGTATCTCCTTGGTTACCAATTGGTCCTGTATCTCCTTGGTTACCAGGTATACCAGGTAGTCCTATACCTTGTGGTCCAGTATCTCCTTGGGGTCCAGTTACTCCAGTAAACCCGAATGGACCTGTATCTCCTTGTGAACCTTGTGCACCTTGTGGTCCATTTGGAGGTCCAGTTGGACCTTGTACCCCCGTATCTCCTTGGGGTCCACCTGCAGGACCACGTTCTCCATCACGTCCATCGCGACCATCCCGTCCATTTATACCATTTAATCCATTGCTACCATTAAACATACTTTATATTCTTATTATTTTTATGCAATTCTCGATAAAGTTATATTTAAATTATCATATATAGTATCATCTGCAGAAGCTCCTAAAATATTCCAACCTGTATCTTCACTATTTGAAATAACCGTTGTTAATCGAATTATTCCTGCATCTTGATTTCCAGTTGACATTTTCTGTAAATCTATAGTAGAAGTTAATGATAATCCTAATTGAGAAACAGTTGTTCCTAAATTAAATGTGGCCGTCAATTCAATTAACCATACCCCTAGTGGTATTAACTGGGTTGTCAATATAACAGGTTCTAAATTTGGAGGTATATTATAATCAGATCCAATAAAAAAAGATTGGGTATATCCAATTTGATTATTTCTTGTAATTGGATAATTATATTGAGGAGTAATAGGTGAAAAAAAGTTGAACTCGTACATATTATTTACACCATCACGTCCATCTCGACCATCGCGTCCATCTCGACCATCAACACCATTATAACCGTTTTTACCATTTTTACCGTTTTGACCAGATGAACCGTCATTGCCTGTAGGACCAGGAGGGCCAGGAGGTCCAACTCTAGAACAAGATGATGTTGTCCCTTTTAATCTTATTTGTATGGATCTTCTCATATTTCTTGACATATTCATGGAATTAGGTTTAAGTGTTCCTTCTGGTAATATAGAAGCAGGGGGACATATTTTATTTCTTTGTGGATATGGAATAAAACACTTCATATATTGATAAAGTATTTTAAGCTAGTTATTTTAGTATGAAAAAAGTCATACTAAAATTAATGAATCGGTTGACAATTACAAACTATACTTCCAGTTGTAACCGATTGTTTTAAAGTAAACGATGGAAATTGTAAGGTTGGTTTTTTGGAATCAATATAAAGTGTTTGATTACGTTTATATTCAATTCGATCTGACATTGTTGTAAACGTTTTATTTTTCAACATATTAAGGAATCATATTTTTCTTTTTAGGCGGTATACATCCACTATTTCGAACACGGGATAATGCAGCCTTCACTGTATTTCCATCTTTCAATCCATATGCAGTTCTTTCTATAGTGCTTTTATTTAAATCAGAAGAAATAATAGCTGTTCGTTGTGAACTATCTAAATTTCCAGTTTTTTTAACCATATTTGTTCGAATATGTTGTCTTGCTTTTTCTCTCTGTAAAGCAAAATCTTGATTGTGTGCATTCGTAGAAGATGCTAAAGTATTAGTAGATTCGCGATGCACTCCAATAGATCTCATATATTGAATGCATACTTTTTCCTAAAAATTTATCTACGCATTCTCATAATAGCTGAATAAGCTCCATTATTGCTACCTCCAAAACTAATATCATTGTAGTTTTTATTTTTAGACAAAAGTCGTTTGTATTTAATATAAACAGATGAATCATATACATAATGTTGATTACCTGAAGCACCAGTTCCTCTGCGAACTCCATCAATCATTCCCAATGTATTTCTATGTTGTCCAATACCAATAGAACCTTTAATTTGATTTGTTCCACCTGGTTCATTTTGTCGAAGTAGTAAATCTCCTGCATTCATTGCTACACGAAATGGTGTTTGAGGCCATTTCGTAGTCATTATAAATTGCCCATCAAATTTATTTGTAGCAAACATTTTACGAAGAATCATTCTGTCTAAAGGTATTTGACTTGCATCGCCACCAGGAGAAACCGAAGATGAACCTTGTTGGGTATTGTTTGTAACTGTTGGAGAAATGCCATTAAATCCACCGCCAAGTGATGAACTAGTAAATACCATATTATTAAAGAATATTATTTTTATATTGAGACCAATGAATTTGCTTTGGAGTTTTATAAACGATCTTGGATTCTTCATCGCGCCGCTGGATCTCTTGTACGGTTCCGTCAATATAAATTGTTTTTAATAATTTTCCTACTTCATAACTTCCTTCATGTTGATCGTATTCTCCATTTTCAATTTTGCTTAATGTAGTTAACAATTGATTCATTATGTTGATATCGATGTTTTCTTTAAGAATGGTATTGTATAATTGCATGTAATTAAAAAATAGAAATCCACAATCTTGTAAAGCAAGTTCTTCAAATTTAGCTTTATCCGATTGTAATAATTCTTTATGAATTTCTTTTAATTCTAACAATTTTAAAACACATTTACGAATATCTGTACTGTGTTTTAGTTCACGAAGAACATGCGTATTATCAATTACCTTATTTTGTTCAATCATCTGTTTTAATTGATATTTTTCATTATCGTTCATACAAAAGTAAAATACTATTTATTTAAAAAAATAACACAATATAGTATGACAAGAGGTTTTGAACATCAAGTATATGGAAATAATAGCAGAGAAGATATTATTGCTGCACAACAGGAAAAGATTGAAGCTCAAAATAAATTAGCACAATCAGGAGGTGAAGCAGTAAATGTTGTTCAATTTGATTCTACAGGATCGGATGCAGGGCCTACCAGTACAAATAGTAATATATCTAAATTATCATCTACATTATTACGTAGTGATGAAATTGCAAAAGTACAAGGTAATACAGGTGACGCTAAAGGTGGTTCCAGAAAATACAGAAGAAAATATAGATCTAGAAAAAGTAGAAGATCTAGAAAAAGTAGAAGATATAGAAAAAGTCGTAAATATTAATTTCATATCATTATTATATGGATCAACCTGCCCCATTTAGTCAACCACAACCTTCTAGTTGGAATGGATATGTTATTGCAATTGTTATTTGTATTGTAATTGCTGGACTTTATTATTTTATAAGTCCGTATTATCAACCTATAATGGAGTATATAGAAACAATGAAAACATTATCCGAAATGATATTTTCTTTATCTAGTGCATTAAATACGAACGAATCCCCAGTATCTACTAAAGAAGAAGTAGAAGAATCACCCAAACCAGTAAAAGAACAACCTGCACTTAAACAAATTAAAGAATCTAAAGAAAAAACACCAAGTCCTAAACCAGATGATAGTACAAGTAGTATACAGGGAACAGGAACTGCAGGATATTGTTATGTAGGCGAATGGAAAGGAATTAGAAGTTGTGTAAAAGTAGATAAAACAACACCATGTAAAACTCAAAAATATTCAACTGAAGAATTATGTGTGAATCCTACATTACGCCCGTGATTTAAATTTAGAATAAACATTAGAAGGTATCAACAATGCTTTAATATGTTCAATTGTTTTGAAACATTTATTAATAGTTACTTCACTTATATCACTGACTTGTTGAATATCCTTTTTAGATATATTCAACTCAAATTCATTAGAAATTAAATAAATAATTCCTGCAGCTACTGAATTTGGAGTATGTTCAGGAATCATGTTCCCTTTTTCTATTTTCATTGCAATAAAGTTGGCTAATTTAATATAATCTTGAGCCATATGTAGTTCACTTGCATATCTTGGAATAAAAGAGGATGGAGTTGTATTTGTATATTTAATTTGAGAAACGTTTACTTTATTTTGTTCAAGTTCATTAATAATAGTCATAGCTGTGCGACATCCTTTTGTTGCACTTGTACTGTCTAAATGAAACATTCTGGCAATTTCTTTTGCTGTTCTAGGATAATTTTCAATACGACAAGCAATATAAATCGATGCAGCAATAATTCCATCTTTATTTAATCCACGAAATGTTTGATGCCCGGATATTTGATTATGGTATGCACATGCTTCATCTATGATCATTTTAGGAATACCGGAATTAGAAGCCATTAAATTAATATACTGAAATGCATTATATTGTGCAATTTCTCGATAAGGCATAGATAACCAATCATTACATCTACTAATTCGCATCATTTCATATGATAATTTTCCACCTCTTCCTATTTTACATCCATACGATGATTTAGGTAAAAGTGGATTCGTAGGTAATCCACAACGGGTTGGGTTTGTAGACGATTCTTCATAAAATCTCCATTCAGGTGCATCGTCAATTACATGAATGACTACATATCCACAATCACTATTGGAACATACCATAAATCCATCTTCGGATAATCGAGTAGTAGCACTACATAAACTACAGCATTCGGATGATTCTGAATCATTACAATCAATCACTTTTGTTGGGAAAAATTGTTCTAAAATGTCATCCATTATTAAATAAGTAATGTGTTAATTATTTTTTCAATTTTATTGTATATGGATACAGTTGAAAGAAAATTAATTGAATTTATACATTCTAGTAAAGAAAATTTAGAAGATGCAAATTATTGTAATCAACTTACATATGAATTATTAGAAATTATAAAATTACAACATAAAGGTACGACGTTTAAAGAAAAACAATATAAAAACAGACACGATCTTCATGTAAATATGGCAAAATATTATGTAAAAGCGTTTCAAGTATTTTATGCAATACAAAAATTAAAAGATATAGCATCTATATTCGAAATAGATGTTGGAGATAAAACAGATACAAAACCACAAAAATCGGAACTAGATATTGCGTATAAATGTATAAATCATATCAAAAAAATACAGAATACATCAAAAGAATTAGATGCAATTAAATTAATAGATAATCAAACATTTCTTCCTTCTTTAGAAGAAATGGATAAAATTGTAAAAGAAACAAAAACAATAATTAAACAAACAGAAATACTTGTATTGTTTAAAAATTGTGAGTTATTTTTAGAAAAAATAAAATTTAATGAATTTAAAAAATTATTTTCTCATGTTTAAGTATGAGTTTTAGTTCAATGAGTGCTTCTTTATTTTCAAAACGCGGGGGCAGTCGGCGTAGATTTCGCTCCAAAAAAAATAGAAGATCTAGACGGTCGCGCCGTTACAGAGGGGGAGCAGGTGGTACAGGAGCAGCAGGCGCAGCAATGACTAATGAGAATATGCAGACTAGACGGTAGCTCCGTCCTTCTTATTTACCTTGACCTTGCGCTTTACAGGAGCTGCGGGAGCTTCACTTTCAGAAACAGCTGTTTCGGTATGCCCTGTAGCTCCTTCGGGCGCACTAGTAGTAGCAGATGAATATTCCTTATCAGGATCTTCATCATCCGAATCCTCGACACTTACATTCATTTCAGAATTTGATACTGGCTTTACAGGCTCAACTTCTTCATCTTCTAGTTCTTTAGAAGATGTAGACGATCCCATAGTGAGTTGACATACACCAGGCAAGATGCGCGCCTTAGGCCTGACAACAAGCTGAATTGGCTTACAAGTCATTCCAAACTTTCCTCCAGCAAACCAAATACCATTGCATCGGAAGAGACCTTTTACCTCAGATCCCTTAGGAATTAGGTCTTCAAGACTTACGTTGGGTTTTGGGAAAATGAGTTCGTTCGATGTATTATACACTTCAATATACTTAAACTGACCATCAAAATGAGCAAACTTAAATCGTACAGTAGGAGACTTAGACATGTCTAGCTCACCAGTCTCAGTACCTTTCTTCTTAGGGTACTTGACGAATGGAGTCCAGAATTCATTTAGAACTTCAGGCGAAAGTTTGCGACCAAACCATTTGAATGAATTTTTATTTGCTTCGTCTAGAATACGGCGTTCCAATGCCAACATATTCTGAATAAATGACATAGATTCAGGTGATTCATCTAGCTGTAGGGTAATATCATAGGAGGCTGGTTTAGCGGCGTCAAACTGATTCACTCCAATACCGTAGCATCGTACAGTTGGGCCAGCATAAGTAAGGATAGCGCGATCCTTGAAAATAGCAATATTCTTTCCGCCGCTAGCGTTAGTCTTTGGTTCACCAAAGGTAACAACTGGGGCAATCGAGTTAGGGGCGGTAGCATCTACGTAAAGGGCCATTGTATAATAATATAAGGTCTATTTTTTTAAATCAATTTTTTTTTCAACTTAATGCAGTGTCGTGTTTTTTTACAAATAAAATAATCTATTAATTTAGTATGAGAAGATGTCCTATTGGATCTTATAGAAAAGGAGATATATGTGTACCTATACATAGATGTCCAAATGGATTTCATCGTAAATGTCAATCGATACATGAAGTACGTGAAAATATGGATAGGTTAAAAGAACGCGTACATGATAATGAATTACTTCAATACGTAATACGAGATTATGAAAGTTTACATACAAAACTGGAACAACAACAATTAAGGCAAGAAGAACAATTGAAACGTATTTTGGAACATGTACAACAAATTCGGGATCATAATTTTTTAACATATGATGGGCTTCAACATATTGAGCATGAAAGAGAAAAATTATTAGAAAAATTAAAAATAGTTCGAGAATCAGTTCATGAATTAGCAAAATAAAATATCGTATATAATTATGGCAGCTGCACCTCCTAGACTTCAAAGACAATATGATCAGATTCGTCAAGCACTTGTTGCTCTAGATAGAAGTGTACAACAATCAGATGATAATAGACGTAGATTTATGCAAAGATTATTAAGTGTAATTGAAGATATTTATGACGATATGGTTGCAAGATTACGAGAATGTGAAACAGGAAGAGATGTTCGGGAAGCAATAGGTCCGTTAGAAGAAATAAATCCAGAATTATTTGAGCTTATAATGGAAAAATTGGCAGAACAAGTATATAGAAATAATAATTCTTATGATTTTGATGCAGCTGAATTAAAACAATCAATTGAACCTATTCTATTAAAAGATCGGCGTAATTTAAGATTTACTGCAGTAAATCAACAACCATTGAAACCAAGAATAACAGGACCGCGTACTTTGCCGGAAGGAGATCCACCTCCTGATGATTCATCATTTTGGGATGATTTGGTAAGTAGTTTTACAGGTAGAAGTTCATTAAGTTCTAGAGGTTCTAGAGGTTCTAGAGGGCGTCCACCTCCGCCATTTAGACCACCTCGAAGTCTTCCTATTAGAGATGATCCTATTACACGAAGACTAAATGATCGTGGATCAATAGGATCTTATGGGGCGATAGACGATGATGATGAGCTAGATTCAGATGATGATATTCCAAGTTTAAATTCTCAATATAAAAACCCGTTACGACCACGATTAGGCGGATGGTTAATAAAAACAAAATCAAAATCTCAAGTAAAAAATAAATCTCTAAAAACAAAAAATAAACGTGCACGAAGCAAAAAAAGATCTAAGGAACGATTAAACAATAAACCAAAATTATCTTTTATGTAATAATTTTTTCACTTTTCGTTGAAAAATAGATATCCAAAATGTTTTAAAAATACAAATATCATATTCTTCTTTTTCGACCATATCAATAACATCTAATCGCATTGAATGTTTAATCATTCGTGTAACATGTTCATTATTATAAAATTCATCTGCATTCCAAATATTATCAACTAGATGATATTTTTCATTTTGAAAACTAGTTGCTAATAGATACATTTTAAAGAAATAGTTATACCTTTTATAAAATCAATTTTTTATCGTATAATAATATATGAAAAAAAGAGTAAGTTCTTTAGAAAAGAATAAGTTATTATTTTATGTTGTAGTTGCAATTTCAATTTTGAATATAATTGTATTTTTAAATGTACAAGATTGGAATTCTGTTATATTTTTTGGCTTAGCTGGATTTATTGCTTACAGTTTTAAGCTAGATAACACCGTTTCTCTTATTATTGCCATAGTAGCATCCAATATATTCAGAGCAAGCAAAAAAATACGTGAAGGTATGGAAACTGAAAATGAAGAACCAGAAGAACCAGAACTTAAAGATGAGGATAAAGAAAATGCACCTATAGTGAAACCTAAAATTACATCTAAAAGTGAACCAATGGTTGTTAAAAAAGTTGAAAAAACGACATCTAAAGTTGAACCTTTAAATATAAGTTTAGACAAACCTAAAAGTAAAGGAGATTTCCAACCAACCGAGGCATATACAAGTACAACTGGTAAAAATAGTTCTAATTCTGCTGCTTCTGCACTTTCTAATGATGCTGCTTCTGCAATATCCAAAGGTACTTTAGAAGGGTTCCAAGATACAGCAAAAAATTTAATGGATCGTCAAGATCAATTACATAAATTAGCAAAACAATTAGGTCCATTAATGACACAAGCAAGTAAAATGATGAAACAATTACCTGATGGATTTTTAAGAGATGCATTGAAAAAAAAAACATAATGAATATGTATGACATGTAATGTACCTCTTAATATTGTTCGGCAGCAAACCGACAGATGTAATTTGAAATGTAAATTATGGTACAATTATGGAAATAGTAGTTGTCTAGTTTCAAAAAAAAAAGATAAAATTAGTATTACGTATGATGGGCAAAGTGATGTAATGTTTAATTCGGTTCCCTATAAACCTACAGAAATTCGTATTTTCAAACCATCTATACATTCTTATGATGGTGAATTTGCAGAAGGCGAACTAATTATTGTGCACACAGGAGGGCAAAGAGGACTTGCAATATGTATTCCAATTACTGCATCCGAAACAATGAAATCAAGTAAAGGGTCTACTATTTTACAAGAAATTATTAAAAATACACCTAATAATTCAGCTGCATTAAATATTAATATTTCTGATTTTAATGCAAATCATTTAATTCCAAAAGCTTCTTATTTTTCCTATGTAGGAGGTTTAATTGGAGGAGATGCAACAACTGGTTTTACTTGTAGTAATAGTCCTGGTTCAGAAGTTCAATATGTAGTATTTCATAAAAGTCATGGAAGCATAACGTTAAATAATAGAACATTGGATACTTTAGGGACAATAATTCAAGATTCCTTTATACCTTTTTATGAAGGTAAAAGTTTTTTTAATGAAAAAGGTACGACCGAAAATGGATTTTCTGGTGATGGGCAAATATATATTGATTGTCAACCAACTGATGAAGATTCTGAACTTATTTATGAAACCCCTATAAATAAAAAAGATTATGACTGGATTTGGCCATATTTTTTAATAATATTAGGCATCTTAATTGCTTTTCTTGGTTATAGATTATTTTCATCGGGTTTTAAAAATTTTGGTTCATTTGGTAATAATCTCAAAGGATTATATGAAACAAAAAGTTGTCCGGTCCCGGAAAAAGATTAAACGCAACCGATTTAGCAGAAAAAAGGTAGGCGGTTCTCAGTATTTATCTAATGTAGGATATAGTACGGGATATAGTGCACCATTTTATAAAGAGTATGTAACTAATATAGTTTAATTTTTAAACAATAGTTAAGATTGTTTAAAAATTCATTACTATTAATCCTATGGACAAACAACAATTAAAAACACATATTAAAGAATGGGTTAAATTAGACGATGAAATATCACAATATAAACACCAAATTCGTGATCTAAATTTAAAAAAGAAAAAGTTATCGGAACAATTATTATTAGTTATGAAAGAACAAGAAATTGATGCATTCGATTTAAACAATGAAGGCAAATTAATACGACAAGTTAGAAAAACAAAATCGCCATTAACTAAAAAATATATTATGACAAGTTTAGTCAATTATTTCAAAGATGATGAAAAAGCAAAAGAGGCATCCAATTATATTTTAGATTCTAGAACATTAAAAATGAATGAATCTATCTGTAAAAAATAAGAATACATATCATATGTATTTAGATAAAGTAGTTCTTCATATTTTTTGTATTGTTTTTTTATGGATAGTCATTACTAGTATAATGACATTTATTGAAGCTCCTTCTTACATGTACACTCCTTATCTATATTTTACAACAATGATGTTTATTTTTAATTTATTTCTTGTCAAGGAACCTGATTTATAAAATATACTATAAATGTATGAAATACACTAGACGTTTGTGGCGAAAATCACGTTTTTTAAAAATGAAAAAAACAAAAACAAAAACAAAAAGAATGAACACAAAAAGAAAGAAAAGAAAAGGAGGCTGAGGCCCACCTTCTTCTGCATTACTAGCAAGGCCAGTTGTCCCATAAAATAGTAGTAAACATATGAATGATGTGTATGAATTTAAAATGGATTCATAGACGGAACAATATGTTTGAATTGATAAACACATAAAGTAACGAAAAAAGAAACAATCACATCAATTGTATAATGGTTTCGAACTGCAATAATAAATAGTCCGTGTAAAAAATTAATAACGATGGTAGTTATCAATGAAATATAAGATTTTTCTAATAACAAAAGAGTAATAGCAAATATGATTGCAAAATGACCACTAAATATTTTATCATAACATCCACCGAATATAGTACTATATACATTACTTTTTATATTACAATTTAATGTTTTGGGTAATACAGTTACGGATGCAGTAATAAAACGTATCAACCATATTGGAATAATTAAATATAAAAATGGTAAATATATTCCTGGAATAAATAAACATAACAATCCCACGAGTACAATGATATCAGATAGGAATGCATATTTGTGTAAATTCGGTAAATATTCGAATCCTACATCATAAA